ATGGTAGCTCGCATTTACAATCCAGCCAAAACTGCAATGCAGTCCGGAACAGCCAAAACCAACAACTGGGTGCTGGAGTTCGATCCACAGTCCCCAAAATCCATTGATCCGCTGATGGGCTATACGTCATCAGGTGATATGAAGCAGCAGGTAAAGCTGAAGTTCCCGACCAAGGAAGAAGCGGTTGCCTACGCAACACGCAACAATGTTGCATACCGTGTTGATGAAGAGAGCAAACGCAAGCACCGCCGCGCATCCTATTCAGATAATTTCCGTTTTGACAGATTATCTCCGTGGACACATTAAGTTTCAGCATTGAGATTATTCTCTAACGGCCTTATGAAACATCCCACGCAACGGGCGATCCACTCGCCCTTGCAAAAGCGGTCCCTTAGCTCAGCTGGATAGAGCACCGGCCTTCTAAGCCGACGGTCGCAGGTTCGAATCCTGCAGGGATCGCCACTCTTTTCTAACATCTTGATATTGCTTAGAAAATTACCTCAAAAACCCCTAACAAGTTAGGTGTTAGGGGTTTCGTTGCAATGTTTTGATGGCTTCCTCTGCCATTTTTTTGCGATTAGCTTTGCGCGTATAGAGCGACGGCATATCATCTGTTGTCCAGCCAAAGATCGCTTTTAGCTGAGAATCGGTAGCTCCGTTTTCTGCTGCAAGTGTTGCAGCGGCTTTTCTCATTCCATGAGCACGACCGGGTACTCCAGCTGCAACGCAGCACTCCCTAAACCAATTCCCGAACGATTCCTTCGTGTATGGCGTTTGGTCTTCTTTGCCGATGTAGCTGACACCATGTGGTGTTGCATCAATCGCCTCCTGAAGGGGCGGCAAGATCGGTAGATGTATCTCCACTTCTCCTTTTTCCGTTGAGAAACTTATTACCCCGTCCTTGACATGGGCAGGACCTACTCGGCAAACATCCCCGCGTCGAAGCCCGGTAAAAGCCAGAACTTCAAGTGCAAGGCGTTCGCGTGTCCCAAGCGGCCAACGGTTCCTGTACTGCTCAACTTCCTCAGGCATCCACGTATGATGACCGTCTGATTTATTTCTTAGGCGCGGTACGTCGCGGGTAGGGTTCTTGGTGATGGGTATGTTCTTGTCGCTGATCGCCCACTTGTACATTGCTGACATGTGCTTCAGAAAGTTGTTGGCGGCACCTGGCGTGCTTGCGCGTTTATCTCTCCCACCTTGGATCGTTGATGCATCAATCGCCTCCAGTGGATGATGTCCGCTCTCTTTTGCGATGTTGTTTAGGAAGCTTGTCTTTACAGCTTGAGTGCTCTCCTTCAACGAGGAGAACTCAGGGCTTGAGAGATACTGGTCAATCAGCCAGCCAAGGGTGTTCTCTTCGCGTTTCTTCTTCGGAGGTGCATCGGCGCCATTGAGAGCGGCTGTATAGGCTTCCATGAACTCCTCTGAGCCATACTCGCCGGGGAGGCGGCTTCTAGGGCCTTTCCCACGCCTGAAGTACCAAAAGACCTTCCCACGCCCAACCTCCCGCAGAATGTACGGGAGGCGCTTTCTCTTCTGTCTCATATTGAGCTAACCTTGGGTGGTTCCTTGTTGTCGTTGTCGCTTGTGGTCACTTCGGAGCTTAGGCGTATTGTTCCATCCGCTTTTATTTCGACGCTGCGGACGGAAAGGCCACCTTTTTCAGCCCCTTTAATGGCTCGAGCGATATCAGTTTGCTTGAATGGTGATTTAGTCCTCAAAGCATCACTCCTCCGCTATGCTGCCTCCACCAAGTCAGCAGGGTTCTTGTTGAGCTGTTTTTTCGCCCAAGCACGATCCTGCTTTTTGTTTTCACCTACCGCATGGCAGTACTTACGAGCAGACCAAGCTGCTGCGTTGTAGAGGTCTGCAAGCTCGTCAAACATCGCCCTGTCGTAGTTGGTTGCTGCGACCGCGTGAGCCATGCCCTCAGGCTTTCCGAAGGCATCTCCGTCAATCTTATGAAGCGTGCAGAAGGCAGCTAGCTCTTGGTTTGCTAAGCAGGCTTTATCCCAGAGGGCCTGCAGTTTTTCTTCAGTGTGTTTCATGCTGCTTTCCTCACTCTTGCTACGGTCAAGATGCGCTTTGCTGCTTCTTCATCGCCTGAGATCGCGTAGAGATCTCTTGCGACAGCGAGCGGGTCGATGCCTTGTGCTCGCCAGAACTCATGCTCATTTTGGCCGTGCTGCTCGTCATGCTTTTTCCTGATCATGGGAACGACCCAGCAATCATCAGGCTTAGTGGCTTTGCCTGTCCGCGGTTTTTTGTAGAGCGGGTCGCCATAGCGAACGTGACAGGGGTCAACGCCATACCGGCCTGTGATGAGGCAGGGGAGCTTGCGGACAAAGGCCAGATGGCCTTCATCCTTTTTGCGCGCGTGTTCCTTCCCTGAAGGGTCGAGGGAGAAAGCAGTGTTGGGGCGGCGTAAACGGAAGCCCATCACTTACCCCCGTCAAACTGGGCGCAGCGAACCGTCACAGCAGCCTGACAAAGCTCACTGAAGGATTGCTCCCCAATTGCGCGAATGCTCTTCTGGTGGCCTGTGAGGGCGTTCTTTGCTGCTTTTGGATTGCCAACCCTGGCAAGGTCTTCCATCAAAAGCTTGAGTATGGCTTTGGAGTCTTCATCCAGAGATTTGCGGGCTTCAGGGTCTAGTTGTGACCAGATCGCTGTTGCGCCTTGAGAGAGTGGATTGTCGCTAATCCCTTGCGCTCCTTGTCCACCGCCCTTGATAGTTTCAGGATTACATTGTCCGTCTTGCTGAGCAGCTTCTTGCGCTTTTTTGCCTGCCTGATCGCCAGCTTCTCCCCTTTCAGCTTGTTGCTGATGTGCATCTGCAATGTACTCCGCTTGGGTTTCATCAGTAGCGGCGAGGATTTCGCCCTCTATTGTTTCAGCTGCAGCGTTGTAGCCTTCCTGAGGGCCTGCTAGAGGGCTAGCACGTCGCGCCTCTAATCGTTGCGCAAGTCCGCTCGATTTGCGCTCAGGGGCATCGAAAGCACGCTCTACCTCATCCGCCTCATAGATCCCTGAGAAGCCGAATGCATAGCGCGCTGCTTGGATCATTGCTTTGTGGCGCAGCATACGCCGCGGCCATTGCCTCCAAGGGTCTGTGCCGCGCTTGCACTCCTCCATGTATTCGGTTGCTGAGATGGCGCGTGTTCGGTCCTTGCGGAACATCCGGCAAGTGATCGCAATGACTGCGCCGTTGTCATCCAACTCGTCTTGAAACTCCATGCCGTCGAACTGCGGATTGGAGTTGATGAGGTTGGCCCACCCATCGACGGAGACAATCGGAGCAACACCGCCACCCTTTGCAGGGAAAGCATAAATCTCCTTGGTAAGTGGGTTCAGATTGTACTCATGAGCAACGACCAGAAATGCAGCAAACTCCTCTTTGGAGGGTGGCTCTTTGTTTTTGTCCGGTTTCATGATTGTGCTACGCAAGGTCTGCTCGAAAGTGGAGGCATCCATGCCATAGCGCTCGGCCATGGCCGCAGTTATACTGCGACCGTTACCATTGGATGTGAGAGCAGTGCTACTCATGCTGCTTTCTCCAGAACCGGCAAGTCGTTTGCTGCTTCAAGGTTCTCCAACTTGGAGGAATACCATTGAGGGGTAATCCAAGTACGAGGCTCTCCGGTTCCGGCAGGCCATTCTTCCTTACCGAGGCAGTCGGCAAACAGCCGAATAGAGCGACGTAGTTCACGGCGAGCAAGTTCAAGGTCTTCTTCGCTCAGTTCGACAACCTCGACCGTGTAAGGGGCGCTGGTCTGCACAAAGACGAACGCAAATCCACGACAATCCAGATCGCAAACCTCGCGCAGTCCCTCAGCCACCAAGGCGGCTTGCATGTTGTAGCCAAGGTCTGCGATTGAGTTCTGTACTTTCCGGGCTTCCCGCGTTGTCTTCAGGTCAACCGGATAAGCGTCATTGAGGTCCACAAGGTCAGGGCGTGCTTTGAGCCAAATGCCGGTTTCAGGGTCTTTCCAGATCAAAGAGCGCTCAATCGCACCGTCAAGGATTCCAGACTGCACCATCCCTGAGTTTCGCAAGCCAGAGTTCGGGCAGTTAGCTTGCCAGGGGAGCATGCCTGCCATTCCCTTGAGATCATGCATCTGCTCGGTTGAAAGAAGGCGCTTACCTGAAAGCTCTTGGTCAGCGATCCATTCTTTGCAGACGTTGGCGTTGCCGTTCCATTTTTTCTCGGTGCCCGTCTTTGAGTCTGTGTAGGTGGCGGGCTTTACAGCGAACTGCTCATCAAATTTGCCTTCTCCCAAAAAGAGCGTGTGCGCAGCTTGCCCTAGCCGGAAGTGGTCCTTGTCTTCGCGCGGCTCAGCTTCAGGGTTCAGATAGGAGGTTGCCCAGTATTCAGCTGGAGAGCCGTTAGCGATAGTGCGCAGCCCACTGGAAGAGATGGAAGGGCCAGCGCAAATGTGGGAATGATACTTTTCAATCGGAAGTTCGGCATAAATACCCGGCTCGCTGATTGTGTAGGTATCCCAAATTTTCTCAGACATGATGTTATCCCGCGATTGTAGCGACCCAGCGGTCAGCGTGAGTGAAAAACTGAGAAGCAACAAAGGCTATTGCTCCCCATTTGAAGGCAGCAGGAAGAGCTGCCCAAAACCCGAAACCCTGCATGTGAAACTCAGTATTTGATTGAAACGTGGGGGATGGCGCCGGAGGCGATGGCCTGCACGATCTTCTTGGCGCGATCCTCGCCAATGCCAGCTGCCTCCATGATTGCTTTCAGCGCTGCATTGTTGAACTTCTTGCGGTGCTCGATGTTTGCTGCGCGAGCTTCATCAGCCTCCAGCTTTGCGTCTTCTTCTGCCTTACGCTTTGCTTCAGCTTCGGCAACGGCCTTCGCAGCTGCTCTGGCCTTGTCCGCTTCGATCCGTTCTTTCTCAGCCTTCTCCTCAGCCTCACGGGTTTTCTTCCGCTCAGCTTCAAGCTTTGCCTCTTCTTCCGCTTCGCGCTCCTTGCGGTCGGCTTCTGCCTTGGCTGCTTCAGCTTCTTTCTCAGCTTCAAGCGCAGCCAACTTGCGCTGTTGCTCTTCGGTGTGAAGGGCCTGCTTCAGATGCCTGTCGAGGCTTTCGAGAGTGGTGATTTTCTTTGAGCTTGCTTGATCGGCGAACTCCTGCATTGCGCCCTCTGTCACATCAACAGAGCGCACAGCATCAATCCGCTTTTGAATGTCGGCAGAACTCTCATTGAAAGCGACGCAGCCGTTCTGGATGATCCCCTCAATGATAGCGCGATGGGAAGCGATGCGGCTCTGTTCCTGCGCTTCCCAATTATCAAGGGGCAACCTACGTTCATCGCGCATAGCATCAAGAAAGTCGCGCATGGTTTTACGCCGCGCATCAATAGCAGTGGCCTGCGCCTTGATCGAAGCCACCTTTTCCTTACCCGCGCCATCAATGGCGGTTTTCAAAGTTGAGCACTGGCGCGAAAAGGAGATAATCGCCTTCCGGCCTTTCTCAGTGCTCAAATCAGCTTTGAACGCTACATTCTCGGCTGCGATGACAGCCTCTAGATCTTCAAAGCTGATGCCTTCCTCGCCGAAGTATTTCTCCGGGTTGGCACGAAGGTCGGCAAGGTCAAGTTTCTTGCGTTCCTCATTGTCGGTCACTGCATTCATGTCAGGCTGCTTCCTTCGGTTCAAAGCTGTCAGCTTTTGCCTGCCAGTGCTTGGCGAGGCGCTCATACTGCCGAGCGAAACTCAAAGAGCCGGTACTCCCGGTTTGCTCATGAATTTCTTGATGAGTGAGGCACATATCGCGGTACTTCTGAGCCCACCGCAGACAGTCCCCATGGGTCATGGTTTCCAAGGCACTTCCTCCTTTCACAAAGCAAAGTTGTGGCGTTCTGCGGAGCGATAAGCGCCGCAGTTGGAAGGTGATTGGTTGTGAGTGAGTTCGCCCTTTAAGGGCTAAAATCAGGTGCGGCTGTTACGCAGCCGCAGCAAAGTTGCTGTCCAGATAGGCTCGCAGATCGATGACCGACACCGCCTTGTCAAACTCCCGGAGAGGTCTGTAGTCATCAAGCTCAGGATCATACACCAGCAAGGAGCCGTCCTGCTTTGCCCATTCGCGTAGGGTTTCAATGTGCTCTTGAAGCGCTTCCATGATTGCAAATGCCATCTCAGAAAGGCCAGAGTCCTTCAGATCTAGTTCAATGTAACGGCGTCCCTTACGGTCAATCCGGCGATGGCTGGAAGGGAACAGGGAGTAATCGAGGTCCGAGATCTCGAAGCAAGGCAGGAAGATACGCGCTTCAAGCTCTTGGTCTTCATAGATCTTGTCGAACTCAGCTAGGATCAAAAGCTCGCCGAACTTAGCGCGGTTGGTAGAGCAGGCCGACATGGCGACAAGCTCAAAGGGGAACACATAGTGTTTCATGCTGCCATCCTCATTTCACTGTTGTAAGCGTCCCAAAACTGTTCCGAGATGTGCTCGCTGCGATAAACGACTGCAGAAAGCATGAGCCATAGAATGCGCTCTTCGCCTTCGCTCTTGGCGTCAAGGCGCTTCTCACGGTCAGAGCCAGCTTCCTCAACTCTGATCTCCTGAATAACGAAGCCGTCGCAATCTTCATCAAGCGCGCAATTGACCTTCGCTTCAATCACCTGCTCGGCGTAAAGGAAGCCGTTTATGGCGAGATCTAAGGTCGCCTGAATGTCCGTCTCAAAGTCCATCAAGAAACTCGTTTTGTGAGTGGTTCAACCCGTTTGATACTGTGAATAATACAAAACGGATTTACAATGTCAAATACAAAATGTATTAGTTAGATGTATTTTTAATTCGGACTTTGAGTTCGTGATAAGGAAACTCTATGGCTGGCTGGATACGAATTGATCGCGCTACGTTTGATCATAAGGCTTTGAAAGGTCCGAGTGACTGGGGGATTTGGGTCTGGTTGATTGGCGAGGCATGTTGGAAGCCAACCGAGATGGTAATTGCGGGAGAAGCACGTCTCCTTCAGCGGGGGCAGTTGTCGCACTCAATCCGCTTTCTCTCGCGAAAGTTCGGGCTCAGTAACAACGGTACGCAAGGCGTACTTAAAAGGTTTCAGAAATGGGACCTTATTGAGTTCGACACAGGGACAGGTCAAACCGTCATAACTATCTGTAATTACGATAAATATCAGGAGATCATTCCGCAGCAGGGACAGCAAGGGGACGCCAAGGGGACGGAACCGGGACGCCAAGGGGACGCGGTGGGGACAAAGAAGAACAATAAACAAAATAACAATAAACAAGCTTCAGAATCTACTACCGTAGATTCTATTGTCGCTTCCGCGCCAGATGAGGTTCGGGACGCCTATGACTTTTACGTTGAATCTGTCGAAGATTACAACGCGAGTAAGGCAACTGACGCTTTGCCTTTGCCGAAGCCTACCAAGCTCTCTGATAAGCGAAGACGAGAGTTCATACGAGCGCTCAAGGATCTCCCGAAAGGGCGCACGTTCGCTGAGGTCGTCGCCAAGGCGGGCAAGTGTCCATTCCTGCTGGGTGAGAATGAACGAGGGTGGGTAATTCATTTGGATTTCATTCTCCAGAAAGGGAAATTTCAAGAGATCTTGGATGGTAAGTATCCTGAGCGGCCCGCTGCAGGTGCACCTGGCGTTCACCGTGGCCAGCGCGTGGCTGGGGCAGATCTATTCACTGAAAACTGAGCAGCAGCGAGGGGAACACTATGACTGAGATTGCGAAGAGTTCGGAAGCATCATCCCACTTGGATCAATGCGGTGAGTACGCCGCTGCTATGGATGGGCTTCAAGAAGCGCTCCGAGCCTGCAGAAGGGATGGTGAGGGTGCAGATAACGCTCAGGCAGTAGAAGCCGCTAACAGTGTTCTACGGGCCGCTGTAGGGCTCTATCAAGTTGCTGACGATGTGCAGATTAGAGACGCAATCAAATTTGTGTTTGAGAATTACGCGACCTATCAACCTGATGTAGCGAAAAAAAATGCAGCGACACTGTTCTACCTCTTTAGGCGTGAGAAAAGTTGGGTTGGGGCACTTTATGAAGGCGGCCTACAATGTTTGAAGACGAGCAATCGCATGCCTGAAGTTTCTGCATTCTATGGGGCTGTAGCAGAGCAGCAAAAGAAGCTCTCGTCAGAACTTCGATTAATCAAAACAATTCAGCATTCTTAAATATCGAATCTGGCTAGGTTTACCCGGGTGAGTAGAGGGTGTTTTATGAGTGGTGCTGGCGAGGAAAAAGATGAGGGTTGGTTCTTCATCGAGAATGGTCAATGGGTTGGACCTGTTTCGAGCAAAGATCTGGAGCGTTTTGAAAAAGCTGGCCGAGTGAAGCGAAGTGATGTGATCTCGAGGGCGGCATTTGGTGGGAACCGAAAACGGTTCACTGATGCTGTCAACAGCCGTTCTTTGAAGGGGTCGCACCGGACCAAGGTGATAAGCGTAGACGACACTTGGCTCAACTACCTCATTGTCTTGCCACTCGCTCTTGCGTTTGTTGATGTCATAATGCGACTTGCAAAATTCAGTTATTCTGCCTCTGAGTTAGTTTCTGTTTTTTTGCATATACTGACTTTTGTGCTGCTAGCATTCAATGACATTCGAGAGATTGAGGATGCTGGCCACTCGAATGCAACACGTCATTTGCGGTTGTGGGCATTCCTTCTCCCGCCGGTGTATCTCTATCTCCGAGGGAAACGAACCGATAGAGGGGTGTCGCCAATGCTAATTTGGCTCGTGCTCACAATCGGACTGCAGCTCTTCGTCGTCGAAGCCTTCTCCTCAAGCAGCTATTGAGCATTGCTACCACTCACCGGTGGCCACGATTTTATGCAGGGCGCGGATATCCGTAGCGGGGATCCGCAGCTCTTCTCCGTTGTAACGTGAGAAAACTCTGACACCAGAATCCAAACGCTCATATCTGCCAATCTGCCAGACTGGAATGCCTCTCACTTCGTGAAGAACCGCAGCATACTCGCCTGGGCGTGGGAGTTTTTTGGGGTTTACAAAAAGTGTCTCTCCTTCATGGTAGCGCGGTTCCATTGAGGATCCTGGCATGTAGAGAGCGTACGCCCCTTCTGCGCTCATAAGGCTCTGGGGTGCCGCAATGTTATCCAAAGCTTCATTTGTTGCTTCAAGATAGTCTTCTCCACCACCTGAAAGGGAGCCGAATACTGGCACTGTGAAAGGTGCGAGGATTTGGGCTGTTCTGCGCAGCTGGCTTGGTGTGCTTGCTGTGCTTTCAGTCTCATTATTGCCTTTGCCGAACAATAGCCAAGTAGGTGTCACTCCAAAGAAACGTGCGTAGCGCTCAATTGCGTCAGCTTTCGGCTTGCGTGTCCCGTTCTCATGGTGGGTGTAGGTGGGGACCTTGATGCCGAGAGCATCAGCTGCGTCGGCTGCACTAGCAAAGCCTGCCTTTTCTCTCGCTATCTTTAGTCGGTCTTTGAGTTCTTGTGTCATGGCATACAATATGCACCCTAATAAAATACATTTGGTATTGACACCAATAAATCCGTTTTGTATTTTAGCTTCATCACGATACAGGATGGAACCCATGGATAATCAGTCAGTGAAAGAGCTGCGGACAGAGTTGGGTTGGTCGCAATCCGATCTCGCCGATTTTCTCGGCGTCAAACAGCCTACAGTAAACCGTTTCGAGCAGGGCCAAGAGATCCCTGAACCCTCGAAGCGGCTTCTCTACCTCTTAAAGGCTCAATGCCAAATACCACTGGCGGCCTAGGCTATGCCTAGCGAGGGCGGCTGACCTTCCTCCCAGTCAGCTGCCCTCGGGACCCGGGACTACTTACCCAGCACAGCTTTGTAGTAGTCCGCCTGAATATCATAATGAGAGGGAAGGTTTCCGATCTTATGAGGTGACAATCTGATGATCTCCTCTGCTTTATCGGCATCCATTTCCCGCAATGTCGAAATCATTAGAGCCTCAAGGAAAGTAATTCGGTCCTCTAATGATCCACTTATTCCAGCAGGGCTTTTGTCCTTCAGGTCAGAAAGCATCTGCTCAAATTCATTCTCTGTATTCACGCTGGTAGCTCCTTGCAATTTGAGCCGGTGTGATGTGGCAGGAGGCCTCTCTTGGAAGTAGTGCCTCACTTGGTGGTCTCCTGCCGTTTGGAACAACATAAAGTTAGCCTCTATCTCCGGTTGTGTCATGGGGGCAAAATACAGGAAAGCGCTCCATGAACGCACCGAGAACATCTGACCAGTTCAACAATTGGATTTGTACGCAGATTAAAAACCTCGTGACAGCGTTTGGCGTTGAGAGCTCGGCTGAAGTGCTGGGGCATTCCTCAGCCACCATCCGCAAAGCCTACCAAGTCAATGAAGCGCGTAGTCTGACCCTCAAAGACACTCTGTACCTTGAGCGCGAGATGGCTGCCATTGGCTTGGCACCAAGCCTGACAAAAGCCCACCTCGAGTCTTGCGGCTATGAGGTGCGCAAGAAGGCTGAAGGTGTTGCCAAACTGGACCCAGCAGCCGCGGCAATGAACGTTGTGCCAGTGCATTGCGACAGCATGAAAGAGATCGTGCAGGCCGCAGAAGATGGTGAGATTTCCCCCAAAGAACACGAGCGCATCAAGAAGAGCTTTGAGCAGATCAAGGAGCTGATGCGCAACTACGACGCGAGCTACAACGCCAGCCAACACCAGATGGCTGCGGAATGAACCAGACCACCACCAGCAACCCGCAGGAGATGCAGCACATGAGCAATCAAGTCGATAAAGAAGCCCTGTCCACGGCTGTCAAAGAAATCCTAGACGTTGAAACCGTCATTGAGAGCGACAAGGGTTCGTACATGTCCAAGTGCGCAACCAATCGCGAGAAGATCAAGGAGATCAAGCAGGACGCCCGTGACAAGGGGGTTCCTACCAAGGAACTCAATGCAGTGCTGAAGCGTAAAAAGTTGATGGATCAGGTTGAGGCTGTTGTGTCCAATATGGATCAAGACGAAGCCGAACTGGTTGATCAGATGGAGTTGGCTCTCGGCTGGGCTGCCAATGACAATGAAGATCAGCCAGAGGCCGCCTGATGTACCTGGCGCTTGACCTCGGCGTAAAGACTGGCTGGGCTCGTTGGGAGCCCGGTCTTTCTAAACCAGTCTCAGGAGTTTTTGACTGCGGGGCTAAAGACAAAACAGGCGGGTACGGGGGCCGAAGCCTTTCTTTCTATGGTTGGTTGCTGGGAAAGATCGAAAGCTTTGGCGTTACGCACCTTGCGATTGAAGATGAGCTTGCAGCTATCAGCGGGAAGCAGATGAACCGGGGCAATGAGCAATGGCAGCCCGCACAACATCGACTTTGTGAGATGGCAGCCGTCGCGAACCAGATCCCGTATCAGAAGATTGCAATGCAGACTTGGCGAAAGCACTACCTCGGGCGAGGGCAGGCACCAAGGGGCACCAGAGACAGCCGGACTTGGTTTAAGCAGCAAGCAATAGGCAGAGGCAGGCTCTTAGGTTGGGCGCCAAAGGACGACAACGAAGCGGAAGCTCTCGGAATTCTTGATTACTTCCGTGCCATTCAGTCGCCGTCCTATGCACTGCAAACCACAGATCTTTTCAGCAGACATTAGTTTTACGGGGCAATGCAATGGACCTTTGGAAGTCTCATAAAAACGAGAGACTAGAAGCAGCTGAAAGCCGCTTATCACGTGCTCAAGTTGCTGCAAATCGACCCGGAAGCACTATCGATACTGATCTGAAGCTGCAGCAGGCGCGGGCTCATTATTACATGGTTCAATTCGAGCTTGCCTCATCAGCAAACAAAACACTCGTGCGGGAGAAACGAGAGCTTCAGAGGAGGTTGGAGCGTGCCAGCGGTAACGACAACCGACACAAGGGAAGCGGAAAGCCTGTGCGCGGAACTGGGAATAGAGGTTCTGCACGCGAGCAAGCGGATAAGAACTGGGCCTTGCTCACCACAACAAACTCATTCCGCAGTGCGGATCCAGAAGATGATCAATCTGAGGGGCAGGGAGCATGCGTGGGCAGTTCTATACGCGCTTTCCGAGATGGAAAACCCACCAATCGAACTCAAAAGCTCCCTGATAGGGGCCGTAAGCGATCTGCTCTGCAATTACCCGGCATGGGAACAAAGGCTGGGTGACTTCCTCAACGCGCTGGACTTGCTCGACCTTGAAGAATTGCAGCGCCTTGCATGGAGCGGCCCCGGCATTGATGGGGCGTCCCCGAAAACCAGAATTTTGATTACCGGTTATCTGCAAGTACTGCTGATGCCGGTCATGGAACCTCAGGACCAAGGAACTTTGCTGTGAACTTACTTTTTGTAGAAGAGCCAAAGGCTGACCAAACCTCCTCCGATACACAACCAAACGAAGAGAGTGACTTTTTCAGCTTCTTTCATGATCCCTTTCATAGCATTCGTAAGGTTTTCAAGATCCATCGATATACCACCATCCCAATAAAAACCAGCCGTCAGGAAAGCAGTTCCAGCGATACACGCAAGCGCACCTTTATAAACGATTTGCCAAAAATGAGTTGGTTCTGGCCAGACCCATCGCGCGGCAAACCAAGACAACGTAAAGGCGAAAAAATAACCGGTAGCCTCAAAAGCGGCGAAGTCGATGGCGGAAACAAAAAACCAAACCAACCAGAAACTGCCAACTGTAAAAAACAAAAGACTTATGGTTTTCCGGATAAATATAACTTCAGATATTTGCTTAAATCTGTTTTGAATTACTCCGTATACTGCCATTTCACCCCTCCAAAACGTGGAATTATATTACCACTATTATCGCTTAATTATCTTCATGTTGTCCATAGTTGTAAATTTTACTTCAACTTATTCAAGTCGAGCTCATTCGACAGAAAAGTAAATTCATGAATACTTTCAGTCGGATATGGGAAGATTACAAGGAGCGGGCCAACAAAGCGCCATTGTTAGAAGCTGCTCAAAAGTGTGGGGCAGTGCTGAAGCGGGGTGGCAAAGAGTACACTGGGCCATGCCCCGCATGCGGGGGCACAGATCGCTTCAGCGTCAATCCAGTGAAGCAGAAATGGAACTGTAGAGGAGCAGGCGGAGGCGGCGATGCAATCGGCATCGTAATGCATTGCATGTCAGTGGACTTCAAAGCGGCCTGTGAGGTTCTGACGGGAGAGGAACCTCCCTTCGGAGAAGGCGCTTGGGATGAAAATGCGCAGCGTAAAGCAGCTGAGCGCAAGAAAGAGGCCAAGGCCAAAGCTGCACGCGAAGCAGAAGAACAAGCCCAGCAGGAAGCCGATAGCACTGAATACGCGCTTAAGCTCTGGGACCAATCCAAACCGATTGAGGGCACTCCTGCTGAAGCATATTTGCTGGGGCGTGGGCTCCCGAGAATGCAGTGGCCGGATTGCCTGCGTTACCACCCGGGCCTGAAGTATCCGGACGCAGGAAAGCTTCCCGCCCTTGTTTGCCGCGTTAATGACACCATGGGCGATCTCACCGGGATCTGGCGTATTTTCATCACCAAAGAAGGCCGGAAAGCACCGGTCGCAAATGCAAAGCTCGGTCTTGGTCCGGTTGCTGGGGGTGCAGTGCGGCTTCAGGAAGCTGCTGACGGGGAAATCGGCATAGCTGAAGGCGTTGAGACAGCCCTTGCAGTTTACGCCCTGACGGGGCGCCCTTGCTGGTCCTGCCTGTCTACAGCGGGGCTTATCAACTTTGAAACACCTTTAGAAATAGAGCGAGTCCGCATCTATGGCGACGGTGATCAGGCCTTTCAAAAGCCTGATGGTAGCTGGGATCTGGCCCCCGGCAAAAAGGCAGCCCTGCAAGCTGCTGAAAACCTCACTCAAAACGGATTGCAAGTGCTGGACATAGCTTTGCCTGAGGCGGGCTCTGACTGGCTGGATGTTTACAATGATCTTTATGGAGTTGCTGCATAATGGAACACTTGAACTTACCTGGCATTGAAAGACTTGAATATCTGAGTGGGCAGCAGGGCGAGATTATCATTGATGCCTTTGCGGGTGGAGGTGGCGCATCTACCGGCATTGAAATGGCTCTGGGGCGTTCTCCGGATCTTGCTATCAATCACTGTGAAGCTGCGCTGGCCATGCACGCGGCCAACCACCCAGAAACCGTGCATTTACCTGAAAGCGTTTGGGATGTTGATCTGAAAGCGTACACAGCAGGCCGTCCAGTGGGGTTGCTTTGGGCGTCTCCAGATTGTCGCCATTTCTCAAAGGCTCGGGGTAGCAAGCCAACCTCCAAGTCAGTGCGAATGCTAGCGTGGTCCATCGTGAACTTCTGCCAGAAGCTTGGGAAGAACAGGCCACGAATAATCGTCTTAGAAAACGTTATGGAGTTTCGCGGTTGGGAAGACTTTGAACCATGGAAAGTTGCTCTTGGGAAACTGGGTTATCAGGTTGAAGTCAGGGACTTAAAGGCTTGTGACTATGGGGCCCCGACCATCCGAAAGCGCATGTTCATGGTAGCCAGACGGGACAAGAAGGCAATCAAGTGGCCAGCTCCCACACATGGAGATCCAAGCACTCTTGAGGTTAAAAGTGGACAGCTGCTCCCTTGGAAGACGGCAGCAGATTGCATCGACTGGTCAATCCCGTGCCCATCCATTTTTGAACGCAAGAAACCTCTTGCTGATAACACCCTGAAACGCATTGCAGCAGGAATAAAGAAGTTTGTCATCGATGCGCCAGAGCCTTTCATTCTAAACATGAGCCATGGGGGCAGTCTGGAGCCCATGGGTAAACCTGTCACAACCATCAAAACAGAAAGAGGCGGGTGCAGGGCATTGGTGGTCCCATATATTCAGCGCCAGTTTGGAAACTCCGTCGGCGGCGAAGCTGATAGCCCACTCGGCACCGTAACAGCCTCAGGAGGTGGTAAGTCTGCTTTGGTTGCCGCATCTCTTGTTCAAACCGGATACGGGGAGCGCGAAGGGCAGCTGCCCCGCACCATGGATATTGAAGCGCCTTTGGGAACGGTTGTTGCAGGCGGAGCAAAGCACGCCTTGGTTTCTGCTTTCCTCGCGCAACATAACACCGGTGTGGTGGGGCGTTCAGCTGAGGCGCCGGTTTCAACTATTCTTCAGACGGGCTCTCACCAAGCGTTGGTCACCAGTCACCTCATGATGATGCGCGGCACTTGTAAGGATGGGCAGCCTGCTGATGCTGCAATGCCTACGCTAACAGCCGGGGGCAACCATATCGCTGAGGTGCGAGCTTTCCTTATGGCCTATTATGGAACAAGCGTAGGGCAGGATACTAAGGAGCCAATGGGCACTGTGACAACGAAGGACCGCTTCAGCCTCGTAACTGTTGAGATTGGTGGCGAGCCCTATGCGATAGTAGATATCGGGATGAGAATGCTCACGCCTGAGGAGCTGTATCGAGCGCAAGGTTTCCCTGAAGATTACAAGATCGACTTTGAGTTCAAGGGCAAGCCCTTGTCCAAGAAAGAGCAGGTTGCCAAGTGCGGCAATAGTGTGTGCCCACCAATAGCAAAGGCTATCATCGAGGCGAACCTTCCAGACCTGAAAGTAACGAAGGAAGCCGCTTGATGGGGAAGCGGAGTAACTTCAAAAAGGTCAACAAAGATTTGTACCGCACCATCGACCCGAAGGCAGCGAGGATCTTGCTGCCTTACTTGGGTGGGGTGCGATCCTTCGTTGAACCCTTTGCCGGATCAGGTGATCTTGTGGGGCCATTCCTGAGAGCCGGACTTGATTGCAAGGCACGCTACGATATTCAGCCGCGCTATCGCATGGTTGAAAAGCGCGATGTTTTAAGCCTTGAAATTGAAGATCTCAAAGGCGCAGAAGCAATCATAACCAACCCGCCATGGAGCAGGGATAGAGCCTCAGGTTACCTCCTACATCGCATCATTGATCATCTTCGGGTGATGGTGCCCACCTGGCTCCTGTTTGACGCTGATTGGGCCTACACCGGTCAGAGCGAGCCATACATGCGCTATTGCTCCTTGATAGTGCCGGTCGGACGGTTGCGATGGATTCCCGGCACCACAACCAAAGGCAAGGATAATTGCTCTTGGTATTTCTTTCAAAAAGACGAAGCAGAAATCAGACAGTTTGAGAAGGTGGCAGCATGACAAACCTTGAATCAATCGAACAACAAGTTCTTGCGCGCCTTTTGGCGGCTCCTGAGCTGTACTGGGATGTTGCAGATCAGGTGACCCCAGCGCACTTCCATGATCCTATCTGGAAGGCTGTCTGGATCGGCTTGGACACCTGTCACAAAGAGGGCAGCTTTGATCTGCACCTTGTGGAGACAAACGCCCCGTATGAAGGCGATGCAGATCTTGTGGCGCGCATCAAATCACTCGCAGCTAAGGGCAGGAAGCTCACTGCTGAAATCGAAGACCTTGTGAAACCGCTCCTCAACCGGCGTAACAAGGAGCTGATTGCCGAGACTTTCCAGAAAGGGCAGCAGGCTCTTTACACTGACACAAGGGCTGCTGAGCTTGCAGAGAGCGCTATTGAAGAGCTTCAAGAGATTTCAGGGCAAGCACAGAGAACTAGCACTGTAACCCTTGGGCAAAGCGCACAAGCTGTTTATGAGCGGGCTGCGCAGCCTCAGGAAACAGGGGGCGATGCTTTGGGGACCGGTCTAAAGCAAATTGATAACCTTTTGGGTGGTGGCTTAGTTGATGGCGAGCTAACTGTAATCGGTGCAGAAGGGGCAAGCGGTAAGACTGCCCTTGCTTTGCAGATTGCCGAGTTCATTGCCTGCCAGTATGGCCCGGTTGATTTCCAGTCAAAGGAAATGGACGCAGAACAGCTCACCATGCGGCGTGTTGCAGCTATGTCTGGCATCAGTACCCACGCTATGCGTCGGGGTGGGCTTTCAGCAGATGAGCTGGAAAAGATCTACCTTGCAAAAGAGGATTGCCAGAGTATCCCGCTATATATTGATGAGACTTCTAGAACGACTGTTGAGCAGCTGTTTATCCGAGCAAAAGCTAACAAGTCTAGGTTTGGGACTAAGGCCCTGTTTGTCGATAGCGTAAAGGCCATGCGGGCTAAAGATAGCCGCTTGGATTCAAACCTTCCTGCACGTTGTGGCTACGTGATTTCGGAGTTGAAGGAGCTTGCCAAAGCCCTCAACATTCCAGTCGTTGCCCTTGCCCATGAAGTCAGATCAGAGAGAGAACCGTTACAACGCCTGACACGTAAGGAACTGTTTGGCGGGTCAAATATGGAAGACAGCGCGGACAACATCCTCATTCTCTTCCGCCCTGAGCCAATCTTGCTTCGCAAAGAGCCAAAGGAAGGCACAGACTTACATGTCAAATGGCAAACGGATCTGATCAACTGGAAGGACAGAGCACAGGTGCACGCCGATAAAGTCCGTATGGGCTCAGGTGGGCGCTGTGCTGAGCTTGTTTTTGATGGGCCTACCACAACCTTCAGGGAAGATCGCGGACACCAAGAAGGGATGCTCTTATGAGCGTCCCAATCCGCTTTGTGTGGAAAGTGGAGATTGGAACAGTGGTGGAAGATAGTGGGACAGGCGACAGAACAGAGATTACAGATCAGATCTGCGCGCTTTACAATCGGGTGCTCTATGTTTCCCCCTTGAACTATGAGGCTTTGCGAAGCCGAGCCATCAAGCAGGAAAAGAAAGCGGCATGAACGACAACAAACCATACAAGCCGGTGTTTCGTTGGCGCCCAACATGGGAGGATCAACCGCAAGATTTCACGGCCAAACCGCCTCAACGCAAAACGACGACTATGCGTATGCACTGGGAGACTGGCCCCAATGGTGAAGGGCGCTGGAGTTGGGTTGTAAATGATTGGAAGAAAGTTGCGGAAGGTTACGCCGAAACACACCTTGAAGCAGCCCGCAAAGCAGAAACTGCCTTTATTGAATTTTTGAAACAGCCGGAGGAATAAATGAGCGACATTCAGGCACTATATGCGGTGATCCTAGATCGGCTGATAGAGGCACAGGTTGTCATGCGCCTTATGAAGGTGCGAGGCGTTAGACCGGGGCAACCGCAAAGCTTCTGGCCTGATTTCAGCCCGAGTGAGGATGACCAATGGGAAGCGGCTCTAAACGCTGTCGCCAAGAAGCTCACTGAGGCTGAAAAGAGAGCCAGGAACATGACCGGGCCGGATGCTGCAGCAATTGCACGGATGGAAGAGACATGGGACTGGATGCACTACATCAAGCGAAACGAAGAGAGAAAAGCGCTCTCATTGTTGGTGTTTTGCTACGCCTACAAGATCCAGCCAAAGAAGGTTCTTGACCAGATGGGACTAGCAAAACAAACGGCCCATGATCGTTTTGAGAGAGCACTTCACCAAATTTCTGTAAGAGTTTGTAATAAAAGAGATTTACCCGCGTTCGCTGATAAAGATTTATCCGTGCAGTTCCGGCCTAAATCGGGTATCTATTCAGATAAGATGAGACAACTCGCGGCTTGATGATTTAGCCGTAATTCGTTTCAAGTTTCCCAAATGACTAACCCGCCAAATCGGCGGGTTTTCTTTTTGAATGTTGAAGACTAGCTCAGCAAGCTCTGAAAGGCATTTAGCTTGATGGCATATTTTGTCTTAAGCGCTTGTAGTGACTCATAGTACTTGACCAGTTTCACCGCAAACATGAGATCATTTTGTGATGCATTAGCTGCAATATCTCCCTTAAAACCCTTCGTGGTTGAATGGTTATTGAAAACCCCAATCAACTCAGCAATGCGTTGATTGTATTTCTTGGACATATACTTAGGGTCGTTTGCTGCGGCTTTTTCATTTATTAAAATTTGCTGCTTAACGTAGTTTATGATGAAGGTGATCTCGTTGCGCTGGTTCGATACCTCATCAGAAATGTAGTCCATAACCTTTGCTTCGCTATTTGCTAGCGACCGAATGGCTTCATAGATAGCAAAATTTGTAGCTTCTGAGCCGCCCATAGGCTGCTGTGATTTAGAGATCTTCCGCTCAACGTTGATCGCGCTAAGAAGGGAGTCTGCCTCCAGCAAGCTTTGCAAGTTTTTAAGATCCTGAGCGACTAACGAATGGGCTTCTCTTACAAATGGCAACAACTGAATTTCGTTTGCATCTGACTGGTGTGAAAGCTGCTTACGAACAAGATAAAAACTCCGAACGGTCACGATTGGCATCGCTATTGTCCCAGCCATCGTTAAAAGGCCGACAACTGTGGCTGATGAGCGGTGACCAGTGGTGAACATTGTTTCAGCGAAATTCGCCAACACGCCGATTATAACTATGACACCAGCGATAGTTATCGCCGATAACGCCAAAAGCGGCACAAGGAGCACTAATGCGCTCGTGACAGAGAAATCCTTTTTAAAATCGATCATGAACGCCTCAAAGGAATGAGGCGAGAGGCATGGAGGCAGCCACCTCCAAAGCTACGGGCACGTTTATGACTACAACACCCGCCCGGTAAGACTAAGCATATTACCGCCCCCGCCATATCTACTCACCGCAATTAATGAGCAGGGGGCATTTATGCGTCGAGAATCATTTTGGAATCAACCAGATGTGGCCACTGCAATGCACTCCTGTTCAAAAACGAACCGGGTGCAATCGTGAAACCCATTGAAATCAAGTGTCGGAGATGCGGCACACTAAACCAGTTGAGGCCCTTAGAGCCCATAAGCGAATGCCCTGAGCATCAAGCTTAGAGAGCATGGAATGACTAAAGGGGCACTAAGCCAAGATTTTATCGTACCGCCTTTTTCAGTGTTGAGCGCAAGGGCCAAGGAATGGCAAGACCGCAAGCGCCTTTGGCTCGACCTGGGGATTGATAGCGGTGAAGGAAGGAAAGAAGACCTCCTAAGCGGATACGCCAGCGCAATGGCTAAGTGGTCAGAGATCAACGGGAAGGGCACAGCACCCGGCTCATGGGCAAGTAAAAGCGTATTTGACCCAGTCCTGACTGAGCTTTGTTATGCATGGTTCTGTCCGCCTGAGGGAAAGGTTCTTGATCCTTTTGCTGGTGGATCTGTAAGGGGCTTAGTAGCCGCCTACATGGGGCGCGAGTATACAGGTGTAGATTTGCGCCCTGAGCAGGTTGAAGCCAATGACCTGCAGGCTGATGTCCTTGGGATTAAACCAAAGCCTAAGTGGAAGGTTGGTGATGCTGTACAGCTTTACAAGCATGTGCGCGGCTACTTTGATTTCATACTGACCTGTCCACCTTATGGCGATCTTGAGAAGTATTCAGATGATCCCTCAGACCTTTCGAACATGCACTACGACGTGTTTGTGGGGGCCTTCCGTGCCTCAATGAAGCAGGCAGCAGCGCGGCTGAAGGAAGACCGCTTTGCAGCCATCGTGGTTGGTGATTTCAGGGACCGGGAAGGCATAAACCGGGGTTTTGTACGGGACACCATTGAAGCCTGCGAAGACGCGGGCCTGCGCTTCTACAATGATGCTGTGTTGATCACTCAGGCCGGTTCATTGCCCTTGAGGGCTCGTGGAGGTTTTGAGAGCGGGCGCAAGCTTGGCAAGACACACCAAAACGTGCTGATTTTCGTGAAGGGTGATCCTAAAGCGGCTACTGAGGCGGCTGGGAAGGTTGCGGGCTACGAGTTTTAAGGTTGGCGGTCCAGCGCAGTGTATCTGCCCCTGTCTAAGTATCGGCTATACGATCAGAGGACTACCAAATGACAGGGGCGATTTGCTGGATGTTAGATTATGACGGTTCAAAAACAACAGCGCACGTACGTTTGTCCTGCGTATCAAGCAACGGAACCGCTACTACCTTACAACCGTTTTTAAATCCATTTTTTGTAGTTGCGGGAATTTTACAAAAACGCTCAGTTACTGTGCCTATAAATTCTAGATCAAAACTACCCAGTGGCATTAAAGTACCACCGTCTCGTGTTACAGTGCTAAAGCGTGTACTGAAATCTTTCCTAAACTCACTTTCAGTTTCAATTAGTTCACCAGTTTCTACAAGCAAGAATGGATTTGTTAAAGCTGCATTGGTGGCTGTGTTCTTGACTTGTAGCTGCGGATCTGAAGAGACTATAATATCCACTCCGCACATATTGGAGAAAACCAACTCAAGCGTCCGTCCATATGAGGCTTGGTTTGATAGTAAAAAAGCTGCAAGTGCTGCAGTAGTTAAAGCTAAGCGATTCATAGGTTATTACTCCGTTCTTTTTAGACACAGGTAATGACCCGCTATTGGCGAATACGTGAGTAACTCCCGTTCAGTATTTGAAACACGGTTAGCGAGCGGTGAAGTAATAACTTTTTATTGTCGAGATATGCGGCTCATGCAAGTTATGGTAAAGCAAGACACGTTCAAATGGCTACTTGTATTCGAACTTAAAATCTCTCGCATGTAGGATCTTTTTTGCAGCTTCATTCGCAAGCTCGCCAGCTGCTTCAGTTAAGTTCCAATGCATATCGCTGTCGGTGACATACAGGTGCCCTACAAGGTTGAGATCCACTACATTGCTAAATCGAGTGCCCTCTTGCAGGTATTGTGAAGGGGCGGCAATGGCATACGAATTGACAGAAAGCTTTGCCTCTAACATCACAGCACATCTCGATCCGGGCTTGAAACCAGTAAGTGTCAAATAGAGCACGGCGGCATTAGAGGCAGTCGTATCTTCAGATACAGGTATCCCGTTCTTGCGCAGTGCGCCCTCCGATTTATCTTTCAGTACTTCGGGTTCAGGAGAGCAATCACCGTGTACGGTGTCTACTATCTGGACACGAACCTTTTCGACTGAAGTGAGTAACGCAGCAGTGGCGGATTCCTGAGTTGAAACAATCTCCGCTGATTGGGCAGATAGGCAGCCTGCGAGCCCAAACATGAAGGCGAGAGTGGCTTTACTCAATGTATTCATCTGCAAATCTCTCTTTGAAAAAACATCTGCTGGCCGGTTAGCTCTATCCAGCACAAAGCTCAAGAAACCAGAAGTTACAAATTGATGTTCGGCACACGGGCTGCGTGATCGGCAAAGAGCAACAAAGCGTCTGAGGCCAAAGCAAAACCACGCATGCCACGGAAGAAGGCTCCGCATAATGCCTCCAGTTACCCTCGAATTCGCAGACGACAACCATGTGCACTTTCGTAATGCGGTTGAGCGGATAGGAAACAGAAAGACAGCAGAGCGCGCCTACAGAAAGGTCATCAATAAAACCGGCACCAAGCTGCGTAAAGGCGTGCTGAAGACGCTTCCTAAGCAAACAGGCTTGCCATCCCGTACAATTAGGAAGGCTCTGGGGAAGCCTAAGAGGGCGAGTGCGAGCTATAAGGGCAACGCTGCCAGCCTGTCTTATGTGCTGACCACAAAGGGCGGACTAATCAGCCTGAAGCACTTCAAGCCAAGAGAGCTGATGCGCGGCGGGGTAGTAGCGCGGCCAAGGGGGCAGAGGCTCTATCTGGAAAAGGCATTCATGAAGGGCGGACGCTTCCCAGGTCGCAAGACCTTGAACCTTGGTGGGGCAGTCTTCCGGGCCAACCTTAACGTAGGTAAGCGCTGGTACAGGGGCTTCCATAGCCTCAAGAGTAGCGTTCGCATTCCGGATGAAATGGTAATAGGCCCATCAAAGGCCGAGCACGACAACGCAACCCGCTCCTTTGCCCCGGCAATGGAAGTGGAGATTAAGCGTCTGCTGGCTGTGAAGGGTTAAGGCCCTCAAAGGTACATAGTTTCGCCGTCATAGACTTCCTTGATGCATTCTTTGCAATCGCTAGTCCAATCACGCAGAGCAATGTATTTGAGCAGGTTGCTCTCGATCACGAGTTGCCGCCATGCAGAAGACTGGACTTCTTTTGAAAATGCAGCGAAGAAAATCAAAACAAGATCGGAATCAAGAAGTTGAGATCTCAAAATTTCCCGATATATCTCTTTGTTATCTATCTCTGATTTTTCGATCATCTCAGAAATCATCATAACGAAACGAATGTAATCAACGCTACCGTCACGCGGTTCGTTTCGAGGAGCAGCCCAATATCCGGTGAGAAGGTTCGAAACGTGAAGTGCTGATGTTGTCTTATCTCGCAGATCTTTAACATACCGTGCCAAAGCAGCACTGCCTCTAATGTTGGTTTTGCCGGGGTGAAGGAGCTGTTCTCTATGTTTAAAAAGCAAGTCGAGGGCGTTGTAAAAACTGGTTTCAAATGCCTGCTTACCAAGTTGCTTGGTTTGCGCGGTTATGTTGTCTTCCTGCTTTTCGAGAATTTCACGAGTGTCGTCCCTTTCGTCCTTCACTGTAGATAACTCTTCTCGCTGCAATAGGATCGCATAGAACAGACCAAGGAAGGCAAGGCCAGCAAACAGTGAGTTCACTATCCCAAATGTATCACCAGTAGGGCCTCTCTCTGAGTAACCACCTACTGCCTGAGGAGTGCCTAGGATGCCTAGCCTTTCCAATATGCTTTGTGGCTGAGGCTCAGGGGTATCGAAATAGGAGAGAAGATAGGGGAGTTCTCCTGTGACTGCGTACCGGGCGTTAGCCCACCAGAGGCAGATTATGAGTATCGTAAGACCAATGAAGATGATCCAAGCCCATGGTGAGCTTAACAGTAGCGCGTTGCGCTTGGTTCTCTGATCCTTAGGCTGTTCACTCTTCGGCATATCGGCACTCCTTATCGAGGTTCGTGATACGCGATTCCCCCTTGGGGTTGGAAGATGCAAAGGGCACGTGGCACGGCGCAAAAGGCATGCGCGATGCATACCCCCCCCGGTCTAGGGACCGTATTTCGATTTTTTCAGCCCGCTACGGTGGCGGAGCCCGATTTATGGCCCGTTACAGTTCAAAAAACAGCGGGGTTACTAGACGGGTTTTTAGCTCCACCAATCCCAAAAACCTAACAATTTCAATGAACGAATACGCTGTAGACGTTGCTAACCTGTAACACTGCGGCCTTTTTTATGTGAGGATACGTGTTGGGCAAAATTGTTAGCACTTTGGAGCTTTGTGAAGTCTTTGGAATTAGCAGACAGACGCTCCATAGGTGGAGGGCTAAGGGGTGCCCGATCCATGATGATAAAGGGGCGGGGAAGTTAACGACCTACAACACTGCAGAGGTGTTTGCTTGGCGAGAGATGTTCAGCAAGTCCTCATTAGGTGAAGACAAGATACCTGAGCGCGAACGGGCGCAAATACGCAAGGACAATGCATCAGCAGAGAAGGCCGAAATTGAGCTTGAGCTGCTACGCAGAACTGCAATCCCAATCGACATTGTTAAGGCCAAGATCTCGAAGGAATACTCAGAGATCAGAGCTAATTTTGTTGCGTTACCCGGTGAAATCTCTGCTGACCTTGAACTTCTTGAGGCTCCCGACATTGAGGAGATCCTCTCTTCAAAAGTGAGTGAAATCCTTGAAGCATTGGCGGACGATAGCTAGTGAGCGTATTGATGATGTCTTCGCAGAATGTAGGCAACGCGATCTCAAGCCACCACCAAAGCTTAACCTCGTAGAGTGGGCAGATGAATACCGCTATGTAGCCCGAGAGAATACAGCCAATCCGGGGCGTTGGAAGACAAGACGTGTTCCTGTTTCGATTGGCCCCATGATGGCGGTCACAGAGAAGGATACGCAAGTTCTCACAGCAATGGCCTGCACTCAGTTGATGAAAACTGAGTTTCTACAGAACGTTGCGAGCTACCATATACATCAAGATCCGTCGCCGATCTTGTTCATTCAACCTACGCAGAAGCTTGCTGTTTCGTTCTCCAAGGAACGCTTTCAGAAAACCGTCGATACAACACCAGTTCTGAGGGAGTTGATACCGGACGCCAAGTCACGAGATTCAGGCACAACACTGGAGCACAAGGAGTACCCTGGCGGAGCATTGGACTTCGTGGGCGCTAACTCCCCAACTGATCTGGCGTCACGCCCCAAGCGCATTACCCTCGCTGATGAGGTTGATCTTTACCCCGCAGATGCAGGCGGTATGGGCGACCCACTGGCATTGGGTGAGGAACGATCCTCGACCTTTAACAAGCGCCGTCTGAATGTCCGTGTGTGTTCGCCTTCAGACGAAGAAACATCGAAGATCTATCATGAGTACATGGCCAGTGATCAGCGTAAATGCTTTGTTCGCTGCCCTCATTGCGATGAAGAGCAGGCGCTCTATTGGTCCCGCGAGACTGTTCAATGGGACAAGGACGACAACGGCAACCACCTTTCAAATACTGCGCAGTACTTTTGCTCAAAGTGTGGGGCTGGGTGGAGTGAGAAAGAGCGCAAGTTGGCGCTGCTGCGCATTGCAGATGAAACAGATTATGGCTGGAGGCAGACGAAGCCTTTCACATGTTGCGGGAAGACGCATAACCCGCTCGAATGGGGTGGTGCAGGGCACTGGAACGAGAAGGGGCGCTCACATTGTCCCGAATGCAAAAAAGCTTCGCACTACGAAGGGCATGCAGGCTTTCATGTTTCCAAACTCTACTCTACGAGACACTCCCTTTTTGACGTCGTGAAGGAGTTCCTTAACTCCTACAAGAAGCCTTTGATGCTTCGAAAGTGGACAAACACCGCGCTTGCCGAGGTGGTGAAGGGTATCAAGCTTGCCCTTTCTGCTGAAGGGCTCGCAGAGCGGGTTGAGGGCTACTCCCATGAGGCAATACCTGAGGGAGTGCGCTTGCTTGTCGTGGGTGCTGATACGCAAGATGACCGCATTGAGATGACAGTGGTTGGCTATGGCCTGGATGATGAGAACTGGGTGATCCGGCATGTCGTTTTGGACGGTGACACAGCTGGCAAGCGGGTTTGGGATGAATTTGATAGGGAGCTACGCCAAGTCTATTACCGGGAGGATGGCAAGCGGCTTTCCATTAAAGCGACCTGCATTGACTCCCAAGGTCATAGGGCTGCGATTGTGCAATCGTTCTGCGCGAAACGTAAGCACCGCCGGATCTATGCAATCAAGGGCAAGGGGAACAATGCCGGGCATCGCCAGATCTGGCCCAAAACGCCATCTCGAACCAAGAACTCAGGTGAGCATGTCTACATCGTGGGGGTTGATACGGCAAAGGACTTGATCGCCTTGCAGCTTGGGGTTCAGCTGCCGGAAGACGGTGAGCCAACGCCGAACGCAACTCACTTCCCCTGTGATGACCTGCCAGCTGATTATTTCGCTCAAATGACCGCAGAGCAGGCGATCATCAAAGAGCACGCAGGCAAGCCCGTGAGGTGCTGGGAACCGAAAGAAGAGGGCATCCGCAACGAAGCGTGGGACTGCAAGGTTTGTGCAGCCGCCGCGCGTCTATCACTACCTGATCGTTTGATCAGTAAACCGGGCAGTAAACAGAGCCTACCCAAACCGGCATTGCCGAACGAGCCTAAGGAACCCAAACAGATGAGTAGACCCGAAGCGCCAATAAAGGCCAGTCGTGGGACTACTCGACCGGCACCTAAGGCGGCCCGCCCTAAGAACAAGTTTCGGAGAAGATTTCAATGACAGGCAAGGGTTTAACGCGACCTCGGTTCCGCGTGCCTGCCAATACCCGGCAGCTCGCGAAGACCGGCCAGCGCTCGACAATGCGTTATCTTGGTGGCGATCCATCTGGCGTGTTGGCAAAGCGCTCCGCCCCGATCCGCTCAGGGTCCGAGGATGTGAGAGCGGCGGCGGCGCGGGCTTCTGCCCTTGCGACGGATTTCATGCACAACAGCGGGTGGATCGCCGGTGCAGTTGATCAAGTCATCACCGATACAATCGGGGAAGGGCTCAAGATCAACTATAAGCCAGATCTCTCAAAGCTTGGGTACGACAAGAAGGAAGAGAAGGAGTTCGCGGAGCTCGTTGAGAAGGAGTTTCGCGCCTACGCTAACAACCCGCTTGAAGTCGATTTAGCAGGCCAGAAAAAGCTTGCTGAAATGGATGATGGGGTTTGCCGGATCTACGCAACTAAAGGTGAGGCATATGGCGTTTTCAGCTTTATGTCTCCTGCGGAGCGTAAGAAGTATGGCATCAGGACCGGCACTAAAATTTCGCTCGTTTCACCCCATAAACTGAAGTGGGAAACCAGCCAGTTGATTGGTTTGGAAGATGGCATCTTCAAAGATGATAACGGACGACACCTGAAGTACAGGTTCCAGCGCAAAGGCAAAATAGGCGGGTTAATCGATCACGATGTGGACGCCTTTGATGGCCTTGGTTTGCGTCAAGTAGTGCAGCTAATGGATCGCTCAGAGAACCCTGACGCCTCTCGCGGTGTCCCTCTGATGACCGCAGTTCTGAACAACATGAGCTTTCAGGAGCAGCTGGGAAACGCGACTCTTGCTACTGCACTCGCGCAGGCGATCATGGCGGCTACAGTCAAAAGTCCCGACGCCTCTGAAGATATCTTTCAAGCATTTCAGGCGCTTGATGGAAGTGACAACGAAGATATCGGCGAAGACCTTGCAAACCTATGGCGGTCACGCCTTGAGGCCCTTCAGGAAGGAACAATCAACCTTTCTGATGGAGTGAGGGTCAACCACCTTGCTCCGGGAGAAGAGTTTGAGCTTCACTCAAGCAAAACGCCAAACCCGCACTATGTGTCCTTCTTCCAAAACCTCTTGAGAGAGGTTGCCCGGCGTATAGGCGCCACCGCATCATCGGTAACGATGGACCACACTGGAGCGACTTACAGCTCAGTCAGAATGGAGTATGCAACCATCTGGCCCATCGTGACTCGACGGCGTGACCGGGTGGTGGCCCCACTTACAAAAGTGACTTTCGCCAACTGGTTGGATGAAGAAGTCGCAGAAGCTCGCATCCCGTTCAAAGGAGGGTATGCCGCCTTCCGGGCGAACCGGGAACAGATAAGCCAGGTTGATGTTCTCGGACCGGCGCAGCCTACAGCTGACGATGACAAGAAGGAAAGCGCCCGTAAGAAACGTCTTGAAAATGGCGTTTCATCGGTCCGCCGTGAATGCTCTTTGGATGGGGTTGATTATGACCAAATCCAAAGGGAAATCGATGAAGAGATCGAGGACTTTAAGAAGCAGGGCCGCATGCATCCATCTGAAAAAGTGCAGGGAGGTAGCGGCCAATCCGAAGACGGGCCTAAGAAGCCCAAAGCCAAGCAACCTGGGGATGATGAATGAGCAAGGACTGGTGCGCCGAAGTTGAAAAACTGGAGGCAATCTATGAGGCCGTGCGCAACGGTGAGCAGGTCACTGAAAGTCGCTTTGGTGAGGACTTCGTCAAGTATCGCGATGCCGACCTCAACCGAATTGACCGTGATCTCAATCACGCAAGAGCGCAGTGTGAGATCAAACAGGGCAGACGAAAACGCAAACGCTTCGCCGCCCGCATTAGAGCTTAGAGGTGCACATGGGCATTTATCGAGACGGACAAATCTTCATGTATGGGGCCGTTGGGCTCGACTGGTACGAGGAGTACTTTACTGCGCTGCATGTCATTCAGGCACTTGCAGAGCATGGACGCGATAAGGATGTAACTGTTCGAATGAACTCGGGTGGTGGTGATCCGATCACCGCGATTGCGGTCTACAACGCTTTAAAGGCTCATGACGGTCAGGTCACCGTCCAGATTGATGCAATGTCTGCTTCGGCTGCCTCGCTCATCGCGATGGGTGCGGATGTTCGCATCATGCAAGCTGGTGCCCAGATGATGATACATGAACCTTCCTCTGGAGGTTGGGGCACGGCGCATGACCTGAAAGAGGGAGCAGATCTTCTCGACATGCAGGCGGATGAGTATGCAAAGCTTTACGCGAAAGCATCTGGGAAAACCACAGAGGAAGCCCGAGAGGTCATGAAGGCTGAAACTTGGATGACTGGAGAGGAAGCGGTAATCGCAGGCTTTGCGACGACACATGAAGGGGGCGTAAGCTCTCTTATGTGCTCTCCGTTTGATTACACCAAGTACTCCAAAGCTCCGAAGGAGCTGGTGACGATGGCTCTAACGAACATGTGGGACAGGGAGCCTGTACCAACACCCCCAACTCAAGAGGAACAGACACAAATGCCAAAGACTGACGAAGAAATTGCTCAGATGGTGGCTGATGCGGAAGCTAAAGGCAAAGCTAATGGCACCAAGGAAGGCGTTGAAGCTTTCATGAAGTTGCAAAAGCAAGTGATGGAACTACCACAGGCGCAGAAGCAGCCAAAACTTGCAGAATCCTTCATGGCCGATGGCATGGACTTCGAACAGATCAAAGCTAAGTTTGATTTGATGGAAGACATTGCGCCAAACTCCAACAACAACCCATCGCAGAACGATTACTCCTCTATGCGACAGACAGGCGCCGGTCTGGACAGCACAGACAAGCCACAACAGCCGACAATGAGTGCTGGTTCTATTTACAAAAAGCGTCGCGAGTTGATGGCCTCCTAAGCCATCTTCACCCGCAACAAAGCTTAAGCAGGTCGCATACGCGGCCTTTTTTTATGGAGTTTTGCATGTCAACGAAAATGCGCCAGCGTGACTGGTCTTTTCTACTTTCCGAAGCAAGCGGCAACCGCTCTCGCGAGTCCGTGACCATCGCTGCTGGCTCAGGCGTGGTGAAGGCTGCCACTGTGGTCGGGAAGCAAACAGCTTCCAAAAAGTATGTTCCATCTCCGGCAACTGGTGCCGATGGCTCAGAGACGGCAAAAGCGGTTCTTGCCCATGCTGTTGATGCAACGTCGCAGGATGTTGAAGCGGTCGTGTTGCACCGGGATGCAGAAGTCAAAAAGGTCCTTTTGAACTTCGATGCATCCGTTGATGACGACACAAAAGTAGCTGCAAAGCTAGCAGAGCTCGAGGCCTCTGGCCTGATCGCACGCTAAACCGCAATCAGACCAACTTTCCTTCCAATTATGTGAGACTTAAATGCCTGATATCTGGGATGACGACCGCTTTAGCGTTCACAACCTTACGCTTGCCATCAATGAAGAACCTTCGGTTCCTGATCAGATTGGCAAGTCCGGCCTGTTCGAAGAAGATGGGGTGGACACCACCTATATTGACATTGAACGCGAAGGCAACGATTTGCAGCTGGTCGAACCGACCGCTCGTGGTGGACCTGGGGAAACAACCGGGGATGAAGATCGCACCCTCGAGTCCTTCAAGATCCCTCACTACGAGCGCAATGATCATATCTCGGCTGACGAAATTCAGAACGTTCGAAAAACTGGCACAAATGACCAGTTGGAACGGCTTCAGGAACGTGTCGTGAAGAAAGGCCGCAAACATAACCGCGACCTTGATAATACGCTGGAGCATCAGCGTATGGGTGCTCTTAACGGCATTGTCTTGACACGCAATGGCAAGACGCTAGCAAACCTCTATGCCAAGTTTGGCTATGCAATTCCAGCGCCATTGGATCTTGATCATGATGACAAAGATCTGAACCTTGGCTCTTTCATGATGCATGCGCTGTATGGCATTGAAGATGACCTTGATCGGGCATACGGGCATATGCATGTGTTCTCTGGCCGAAACCTTCATGAATGGATCTGGAACCGTCCTGAGGTTCGGGAGACTTTCCTAAATACATCTTCGGCTGGGAAGTTACGGAACGCCGCCCCGGATAAGTTTGATTTCGGTGGCTTCAAGTTTGAACGCTATAAGCAGGGCCGTAAAGCGAGAGAAGCCGGTGGGGGCACTTATATTGCCCACAATGAGGCTCGCATTGTTCCTTTTGGCGTGCCTGATTTGTTTATCACTCGTTTCGGTCCAGCTGATTACGAAGATACGGTGAACACCGAAGGCCTGCCGCTTTACCTTCGACAGTACGCTGATCCCAACGGTAAGGGCCGCTCCATTGAGGTTCAGATGAACGCCATGTCTCTCTGTACAAACCCCGGCGTCCTGCGAAAAATTCGCCTTCAGAACTACACTCCGGGCCAGTAAGGGGGCACGATGACCAAAGCTATGTGGATTGCAAACCTTTCTGGGCTCATGATCCCCGGAGAGGTCGTGGGCAAGGACGACGTCGTCACTGTTGAGCCCGGTGAAGCTGTTAAGGTTCCAGCGTCGTATGCAACAAGCCTGATTGATGATGGTCTTGCATATAAAGCTGATGAGCCAGACACCGAGCCGGTAGCTGATGAGGGTGGGGAAGGCGCTTATAGCGCCATGACCATGGACGAGCTGCGTGAAGAAGCTGAAAAGCTTGATTACCGTCCGCCTAAAAACATTGGTCTTGAAACCCTTCGTGAGAAAGTTCGCGATCTGGTTCGGGCTCAGTTTGATGACCTCGACACCAAAGCCAAAGAGCTTGGCATTACGCCAGACGAAGACTGGACCGTCGAAGAGTACCAAGCGGCTATTGAAGCCGCCGAAGCACAATAAAACAAAGGCGCGAGGAAACTCGCGCCTTTTCGCTTTATGAGGCCAAGCCATGACACCTGAAACGAAGAAACATTTTGAGAAAGTAGTGAAGACCGCAGATGAACGATGGGCGGAAACTATCGAGCTCAAATTTTTGCAGGATGGCAGACAAGACCAATCACGCGGGAACACGACAATCCAAGCGATTTTGAGAGTAGGCAATGTTCGCAACACCAACTTGAGCGGTGGCGATGCTTTGAAATGGCGTGGCCGCGTCAACTCGACGAAGACTCAATTGCATATCGCAAAGTCGCTTTACACCGGCCCTGAGATCAAAAAGGGCGACACCATCAGGGCAATTACACGCGATGGAAAGCCTTGGTTTGATGTCCTGCACGCAAGTTATCGAGATGAAATGCGCATTGTACTGGAGCTGGGGGAAGCATGAGCCTCGTTAGAATTGCCGCACGGCACTGCCTCTGCGAAGCCCTTAAGGGCAAAACAAGCGTGGGTGATAATGTTCAGGATTCGGCTTTTGGTGCACTCAATTTCAATGAGGATGGCCTGCCAGAAACGAGCCAAGAACAACCTTTCTTGACTGTTTATACTGACGAGGCAGACATGCAGGCGAGCGGCAATAGTCTGGAATTGCTCGGCCAAGCTGACACCAAAATCTATTTCGAATGGGGCATTACCTCTTCAATGTCCGTCAAAGATGATGAAACAGGCGAAGCTGTCATCGTGCAGGATATTCCGGTTACTGATGCCAACATGGAGTTCAAGCTTGATCTCATTGGTCGCGAGATCCTCAACGCACTATCAGATACTAGAGATCCGTATGTGAAGATGTTCCGAGAACTCTTGATGGGGGTGACCAGCTTCAAAAAAGGCCGCATTGCAAACGAGCAGGATGGATTGCGGCTCGCAGCTCACCAGTTTGAACTCAAGTGCATGCTTTTGGAAGAGCCGAGAACCGGTGCTGAAGTGCTCTCAAACCCATTCGGGGAACTGTTTGCGCTTATGAAGGGGAGTGGTGATCCGAGCATAGCCGCTAAAGCTGACTTGATGCACGCTGCCTTAGAGCCGGAAGCGCCTCCGCTTGATGTGTTCAGAATGGAGAACGGTATGCATCCTGACCAAATCGAGACGCTCGGATTAGACGAGGCAGTTCAAGATGGATGACCAGTGGGACGTCATCACCGAGCTTCTCACGCAACAGCAGGCCGAGTTGGAAACTTTAAGATCAGTGATAGCGGAGATGATACAGGTCGGGCCGGTTCACGCAGTTGATCCGAAGAAGGGCTACCGTATCAAGCTGGGAGAGGATGAAGAAGGCACCCCTTATCTCTCACCTTGGAAACCGCATCCAGAAACCTCCAAGACTTCCATTCCGCTAAAAGTTGGGCAGATGGTGGGGATGCTCAATCCAAGCGGTGATCCCCGACAAGGTTTAGTACTGCCAGGTGGATATAGCGACGGCCACGAAACACCCAACTCAGACATGCAAGCAAACGTTTTTCAGGATGCTGGTGTCCGTATTCAGATCAAGGACGGCAAGTTCCAGATCTCAGCTGAGAACAGCATTGAAATCACCGTCGGTGGCGTGAAGCATATTATCAGCAGTGATGGTGTTGCTACTCAGGGCGGGAAGGTCACACACGATGACAAGAACGTTGGCTCAACGCACACACACGGCGGTATTTCGCCGGGACTAGCTGACACCAAAGGCCCTAATTAAGGACTCCAGACATGACGAAGCAAAGATACCGCATTCGTGAGGGTGCGGACACGATCGATGGTGAGCGCGTTCCTGAGGACCGCATTGTTGAGATGACCGAGCAGGCCGCTGACTACTACGTGGCAATCGCCGCCGCTAGCCTTGCCAATGAAGACGCCGCTGAAGAGAAGGCACCCCGCAAGCGTCGCAGTAAGGCACCTACCAAGACTGGGGCCTGATATGACGGGATTGAGCAGGCACACTGGGCAGCCGATCTCTAATCTGCAATCAGCGCTCCAAGGGGTAGAAGTCATCCTTGGAACCCGGCTCTATTCTCGGGTGATGCGCAGGCAGTTCGGGGCTGGCTTTGTCGAGATCTTGGGTAAGAAGCTTACCCCGAAGCGCTTTGCAGTCTTCATGCAGCTGATAGCTGTAGCCATTGACCGGTGGGAGCCCCGGTTCAAGGTGAGGCGCCTGACACCGCAAGGCACCGTAGAACAAGTTCGCTTAGGGAACGTTGGCCTAACTATAGAGGCGGATTTTCGCCCGAAAGCAAACCTTTCACCACCAGATTATACCGTTGAACGCTCTATTTCCTTCGGCCTGTTTTTTCGGGATGGGAAGGTGCAAACACTGGAAAGTTAAGCCACATGGGCCAGACCAAGCTTCCACCACCTGAGTTGATCGAGAATATCGACTATGAGGCCATCCTTGCAGCATCTTTGAACCGCCTGAAATCCAAGTTTGATGCAGCCGGAATCCCATGGACCGTAGAAGGCCTTGAAACAGACCCTGCCAAAATCTTGCAGGAAGAACTGGTTTATCTGGTGGTCTATCTTCTGCAGCTGGGGAATGAGAAGTTTGTTCTCTACTTCGTGGATTACGCGTATGGCGTAGCGCTTGATGTTTTGGCGGTTTTTTATGGCGTTACGCGCATGCAGAGCGAGCAAGATGACCGGTTTCGCACACGCATCAAGCTTCACATTGTCGGGCGTTCTGGTGGCGGCCCTGAGGAGCGATACAAAGCGCTTTCTATGGATGCCCATCTTGATGTGAAGGGTGTCGCCATCTGGGACAACGGCATTGATCCCACGCTCTATGTCGGTGTGCTGTCAGCCGTTCCGGGAGGCCACGCAAGCGATGAACTTCTTGAAGCTGTTCTGGGGCACCTGATCCAACCAGCCAACAAAGTCACCTCTGACCGGTTCATTGTCGTTTCAGCTGTGACCAAGACCATTGATGTGGCCCTTCAGGTTCAACTTGAAGAGCACGCGCGTAATTCTGCCTTGGAAGCGCTGGAGGCAAAGCTGCGGGCTGCGTGGGAGGCGGAAGAGCGTCTTGGTCTTGATCTCACAAGAGCTTGGCTGATCAACACGGCCATGGGGGATGGGATTAACAACGTGATCGTAGAAGCGCCTTTCGTTGATGTGGTCGCGGATCCAAACGAGGCCATTGCGCTTGGTTCAATCTCGATCACTTCCATGGGGCGCGGGCGATGACTGAAATTCTTTTGCCGGCCAATGCCACGCCTTGGATGCAGGCGATCTCGCAGACCAATCACGAAGGCCTTGAGGTCGTTCGCCAGCACTACAACAACATGGGCATGAAGTGGCAAAACCCGCAGCCACGCATCATGCCGCACCTGATACAGGAAACCGGCCTTGGTATCCTGAGCCCTTATGTAGACAACATCTATCAGCTCTATGATGAGGGGCTTGAATGGCTGCGCATTCGCGGCTTTGAAGCAGCTGTGTACAAGGGGCTTGGCTTCATCGACTATGGTGGGCTCCTGGAACAAGCGCCAAGCAGGCGTCGTAAATGGCATTGGGATCAGCTGGCACTGAACCGGCTCCCACGCAGCGAGGAAGATCTGCCGCGCATTGCCGGGGTTGTCGGGCTATCTGTTTCCCGGCGCACCAAGGTAATGCGGGCCTTCAATGGCTATGATATCCGCGCAGCTGAGCTGTCTTACTCAAAACTTGGGAATGCTCTTTTGTCTTCGCACTCCGGGGCACGGGTGGGAGAGGTTCCAACCAAATGGAGCTTTGGCACTAGCCATGAGTTTCAAAGGGCGCTTACCGCTGCTGAAAAGCAAGCAATCGGCGTTTATATCGACACCTCTTCGGGCGGTGTGACTTGGGAAGAACTGGCAGCTCCATGGAGCGAGGTTGAAACCTCGTGGCAGGATTTGGGTGTCGGCGCTAAGTTGCGTGTTATGGCCCGCCAAACAGCTCTGCTCGGTGGCTACATGGGCTTTTACCGTGCTGATGGTTCCATGATTGGGGCAAGGCGCTTTAAGGCTTTGCATCAAGTTGCCCCCGGCATCACCTACAAGATCGGCTCTGAGCAGATCACTCCCCACGATCAAGGGCAGCGCGTTTATGTGGAAGCGCTCACCGGATTTGGGGAAGGGGCAGGCGAGGAATGTGCCTCCGTCGCTCTGTTGTTTGGAGCCACGCCAAAAGCGGACCTGCCACAAGGAAAGCGCTGGCTTTTACCTGACCAGATCGAAACACCGTTTGCAGCTATCTGCTCGCAGGCGCTTACAACTGATTTGCGGCTCACCAAGCGCACTCGCGTAAAGGTTCTCCTGAGCTTCGCATAAGGACCACTCAAATGGCTTTTGAACATCCACTCGTGCCAGGCGCGCATGATCGCACGCCTGAGCGCCAAAACGATTCCGCAGCTGTCTGGCCTGAGGAAGTCTTTATCACCGGAACCGATCTTAATGATGCGTTCGGTATTGCACGCCGCCAGTCTGAGCGCATTGGCAATACCGTTTCTCGCGATGGTGATCGTAAGTCCGGCGCGGCCATTGAGATTGACCGGGCAGGAAGCAGAATCCTTCTTGGTGGTGGGACTGTCTATGTGGCAGGCGATGTGCGTCCGGTTGGTGCAGCTGTTCTGGAAGGTGTCGATCTGACTACTGACCTGATTGTTGGTGTGCGCGTAAGCTCTACCGTGATCAACTCCGAGGATGACCCAACGCTTGCAGGTTTAAAGCCGGGTACAGAAGCGGAAGGCGAGAAGGGGGCTTCAAGGATCGTTACCCGCCTTGTCTGGGGCTATGCGGGAGATGGCGCAGAAGGTCAGCTTTACCCGGTTTACACGCTGGTAAAAGGCACACCGCTAGACCAGACGCCGCCTGCCGAAATGAGCCAGGTTGCACAGGTATCTGCGGCGCAGGATTTTGGAGCAAATGGCAACTACATTGATGAGGGTTGCCGCGTAACTGCAATTGAGAAATCTAACGGCAATGTGGTCTTTTCCATTGCCGCGGGCACCGGCAATATCAAAGGCTTCAAACGTTCCCGTGAGCATGCCTTGCGCCTTGAGATCGAAGAGAAGTGGGACACTTTCCAGATTGACGGTGAGCAGCACACTTACACCGTTGCATCCAACAAGAAGCAGAAGTTTCGCCTCCACTATGGGCCGATTGATGAGCTGGTCAACATTCAGCTTGAAAAGGAAGTCACGGAGGATGTCACACGCAGCCAGATTATCAACGGCTCCGATACACTCCAAAATGACAGCCTGAAAGAGATCGTTCAGATCAAACAAGGCAGCAAAACATTCGTGAGGGGTACTGACTACCAGCTGACTGCCGATAAGGTTGATTGGTCATTGGCCGGAGATGAGCCATCACCCGGGTCCAGTTATCACTGCAAATATCGTTATCGGGACTCTGTTCAGCCTGTGACCGTATCGGCTCATGATATCGAGTTGACAGGTGGGCGCACGGGCGGCGAGGTGGTCGTAATTTATAAGCGCAAGCTGCCGCGTGTAGATCTGGTTTGTCTGGATCAGACCGGAAACGCTGTTTATGTGGAAGGCCAATCTTCTGCACGTGCAGTTGCTCCTCAAACCCCTGACAACCTTTTGAAACTGGCAACCGTCTACAACGACTTTGACGGGCTGCCTTTGGTTAAGAATGATGGCACTCACAACATCACTTATGACAAGCTTTGGGAGGTTGTGCAGCTCCTCAATAGTTCTCGCGATCTGATTGCTCTGAACCGCTTGCAACTTGATATTCACGACAAGGAACCAGCTGCAAAGCGCGGGATCTTTGTTGATCCGTTTGCCGATGATCGCTGGCGTGATCTTGGCGCTCAGCAAAACGCAGCAGTCCGCAACGGAATGCTCACGCTGCCCTTGGACGTCACCATCCATGACCTCAACAACACGGGCGTGGAGATGCTTCCGTACAAGCTGGAAAATGTGATTGATCAGCCGCTCAGCACCACGTGTAAGCTGATCAACCGCTTTGCCAGTCATGAACCATTCCCGGCTTCAATGAAGCTGGAGCCCTCACAGGACTTCTGGACAGATGTTGATGAGGTTTGGGCGTCTGATGTGACCCATGAGGTGTTCGGGCCTGAGGCCTCTTCTACCTCTGAGCAACAGGTGGTTGGGACTGCTGAAGAGAACGCCAAGTTTTTGCGGGCAATTGATATCACGGTCACGATTGAAGGCTTCGGTGGGGGAGAGATCCTTGACCGCATTATGTTTGATAATGTGGACATGACGCCAGCGCAAAAACCAGCGGCTGCCGGTGATGGACAGCTAACGCTTACCTTGAGCATTCCAGCCAAAAAGCATGCAGCTGGTGAGAAGCTGGTTGAAGCATTTGGTGTGGGTGGCTCTGAGGCGTTTGCTCGCTTTGTGGGTGAGGGCAAAGTCACCACTCAAACAATGCAGCGGGTAACAACACTTGTTCTCGTTCCTCCGCCACCACCACCGCCTCAGATTATCACGGTGACGCGCATCATTACGCGAAACCGCGATCCAAGAGGGCAAACCTTTAGCTTGCCAGCGGGTAACAGGCATATTGCGCAAGTAAAGCTCTGGTTCTGCAAGATCGGTAATCCAAACACGCCTGTTGTGGTTGAGTTGCGGGCTACCAATGGAGCGGGTTTTCCTACTGATGAAATTCTTGCTCAAGCTGTCATCGACATGTCCAAGGTAGAGCTGAATAAGTGGACACCATGTCCGTTTCCATCTCTGCCTTATCTGCTTTCTACGCGGGAATATGCGTTCATTGCGATCACTCCCGATAATGAGCATTCGATCTCAGCTGCGGTGCTTGGTGAGTTTGACGAGAAAAACCAGAGCTTCCTCGGTGTGAACCCTTACACCGTCGGCACAGAGATTGAGAGCTCGAACAACTCAACCTATCTTCCGGTGCATGGTTCTGACCTGACGTGCGGCGTAGATGCGGCTGAGTTTACGCAGACCACCAAGCGCGTCGAGTTGGGGAACGTGGATCTGGATCGTTGTTCTGATCTGATGATTGCGGCGGCTGTCGATACTCCTGAAACGGGGTGTTCCATTACATTTGAAATCACTCGTGCAGATGGATCAAAGATCCGGACAGCGGCCTATGCCGGTGTGCAGTTCGATGAATGGGTGAAGGAAACTGTCAGTATTGCAGCAATCTTGAAGGGGACCAGAACCGCAAGCCCTCGGCTCTTCCCCGGTGTTCAGGTACGGGCAGGTAAGCTTGCTGAAACCGCTGACTATATCGGCGTTGCCTTCCAGACCGGCAATGCAAGCCGCTTCCCGGTTCGGGTCAAACGAACTCTACCAAATGGCGCCTCAGCAAAAGTATTCCTGAAGAACAGTTCAGGAGATTTTGTTGAGGCTCCTTACAAGACCGGTGAAGTGTTGGATGCGGCGGGCACAGTGGATGCCACCTATGAACTGGACCAAAACCTTGGCAGCCAGACAGCCGTGAAAATCACCATAACTGGCAATCCGAAGGCAAGGCCGGTTCTGGAAGACCTGCGTGCAGTTGCGACCATCTAGGAGAAGTGATCAATGGAAACAACGCCAAATCTAAACCTGCCACTGCTCGACAGCGAAGAGAATGTCTCCGAGGATCATAAAAAGATCAATGAGTTCGTGAAAGCATTTGATGCTCGCCTGGGTGAGGTTGCAGTCACTTTGGCGAGCCTTGCTACTGCCGGACATTCTCATGAGATGGCCAAGATCAATGGACTGGCAGAGGCATTAGCCCTGCTTGCCTTGGCCAATCACGCGCACAAACTCAATGATCTTTCTGATGTTGATGTGACGGATGCTCCTGAAAACTCCATCTTGCAGTTTATTGCAGGAAAGTGGTCATTGGGGCAGCGCGGCTATTCAGTCGCGGAGATCAATAATATTGTGTCGCAGCTGGCGAGTGGGGATCACGAACACCCGATAGGTGATGTTCAAGGTCTTTCAACCAAACTTGCAACACTGGCAAAGGCTTCTGATCTCAATAAATTCGCTGATGCAACGAAGAACGCTAAGTTCAGAAAAGCGCTTTCGGTTCTTGGGGATCTATATCTCAACAACAAAGCCATCATTGCGAATGATTCAGAAGGTGAATTTGCCGATAGATCAGGTGAGAACATTGACCACTTTTGGCATGATGATAGCGACAATGCATGGCACTTTGTTTCTGATGGTCCTTACAAGTCCGTGGGGAATACAAAATTCGTAGCGAAGCGCCTTGACCTGTTGGATACGGACTGGTCCATGAAATCTTCTGACCGATGGTTAGCGCGTTATCGCAACATGTCAGAAAACACAGAAAACATTTCTGCAAACAGATTTAGCGACAGTCTGGTTCTTGAAAACAAGCAATATGCTCCAGCTAATGCTTCTGAAGATACCGGCAAGCGCTTCACAAAACGCGGGTTAAAGTCTTTCTCGTATATTGACGGCGGTTCGCAAGGAAAAACGTACGAAGCTTTTGGGGGGTTGTTGTCGACTCGACATCGCGGCTCTTCTAAAGTTCGAAGCATGGGAGGTTCGTACTCTCAGTGTGGAACTGATACCAATTCCACGGGGAGTGTTGATTATGCCTATGGAGCAAGGAGTTACTCCTTTTTCAACGGTTCGGGCCGGATAGGCGTTTGCGTAGGTATGCATGTTGGCATCAACCCGAACCACGCTAATGCGAGAGTGGGCGATGCTCGCGGTATATACACCCACATGGACTATGATGATGGGACAATCGAAAACGACCCGGTTGCGCTCTATCAAAACTATGATGGTAACTGGGATGGCAAAAAACGCGTCGGTATCGTCCAAGAAGGTGTTCAGGAAAACCGATTGACCGGCAAAACCTTGATTGATGGCAAAGAGGCCATTGACGAAGGTAATCTGGCGTCAAAAATGGAAGCAGCTGGACTCGGTGGCGGCGGTCCTTTGAAGGTAACTGCGCGTAGTACCGGAACATGGACAAAGCACTCTAAATCAAAAACAGCCGTGGTCTTTCTGACCGCTTCAGGAAGACCTTCGTACAATAATGACTCCGGATATGCGGGCGCTACCGTTGTAAAGATCTTTGATCTGCGCGACGGTCCAAGCACCGGAACCGTCTCTATCGGAAGCAATGAAACGAAGACCTGCACATTTAAATATGACGGTCACACCTTGAGTGTTCGCGGTAACGGCAATGCATCTGGGCATGATGCAGCATTCACAACGACAGTAGCCCGCGGGAGAGACGGAAACGGCGGAGATCCGACAACCCCGGCTAGTTTCTGGGGTACTGGTGCAATAGGTGCCGCACGCAAAGGCGGCGTTGTGATTTGGGAGTATTGATGTGCCTGATTATGACATTTTGAATAGTGACACCGGTGAAGTCGAAAACACGATTGTTTTTGATGGTGATACCAAGTGGCTAGAGGAAAACTTTGGCGAGGGGAACTGGCGATTATACGAAGAGCCTCCACGCACATTTGAGGCGACTGATGTTTCTGAAGAAGCTGAGCGGCGGATACAAACAGGCACCCAGATTAACGGCACTCAGTTCAAAACAGATCTGGAGTCGGTTGGTCGCTTGAGTGAAATGCTGGACGGGTTTGATGCTGGACTGCCTGAGGCGTCTCAAGTGAAGGCGGTTACTGCTGAAGGCGTGTTGCTCGTGCTTGATACTCGCGAGAAGGTGCAAGCGCTCTATCATGCAGCAATCAAGTACCGCGCTAGTATCGTAACCCGCTCCGCTCAAATCCAGCAGCTCGACCCGGTTCCGGACCCGTCACAAGACATCCTATGGGATCTGACCAAGACCCTATCTGAGGCTATGGAAGAGCTGAGCTAACCAGCCCTCCAATCAATCAAGACTTAACCCACCCGCACGGTATCCCCGGAGCGGGTTTTTTCATGGAGAAATGTCTATGAGCGCGCCCACAATCGGCATGCAATTCTCTTACAAATCGGATGATCCGTTTCCGGTTTCTGAAGGCGATCTATCCAAAGTTGTGGTGATCGATAGCTCTGATGATGCTTCTGGCACAGAGTTTCCAATTGATACAGCAAAGCGCATCTCGTCCAGCGACAAGGACGCGGTTGCAGCTCTCGGAACCGGCCCTTTGCGGGATCATATTCGCGGGATTCAGGACCAGCTCAACCAGCTTGACCGTTCTGCTGATGTCACCATTGTTCGAGCAAAAAAGGGAGCGACCCCTGAGGCCAGCGCTGCTGCAATCGCTGCTATCATCAACTCGATTACTGAGATCCCTACTGCGGTCAATGCAACACCTGGCATTGTGGTTGCTGGTTCAACTGCATGGCGTCCTGATCTGGATACAGTCAGTCCAGTTGTGGCAGCTTTGGAAGCGAACATCGGCAAGATCCTCGCTGTTGCACCGGTAGATGTTGACCCAACCAGCGCAGACAATGCCATTGACGCACGCGAAACTATGGCTTCAGGTCGCTTGATGCCGGTTGGTGTGGCTGCGCGTGTCTGGGAAGGTGATGCGGTCGTTACTCGCCCTATGGCATCCCGTGTTGCTGGCCTGATCGTTCGTGCAGATACCAACAATGGCAACATGCCATTCGAGACAATCTGCAACGAGCCTATCTTTGGCCTTGCCGGTCTATCTCGGAAAATCCCTTTCAACTTCCTTGATGGCTCTAAGGAAGGCCAGCGCCTACTCGCTGCTGATGTGGCGATTGCTGCGGAAGGAGAGATTGGCGTTTATGGCGCGGTTGCTGATGGTGGCTTTACTTTCCTTGGTACTGACATGGCGCAGACCGACGCTATGTGGCCGCAGCTGCATCAGTTGCGCGGCTCTGACTACATCGTCACACAGATGATGAAGATCACCCGGCGCCACTTGGGCAAGAAGATGACAGCGCAACGGGTTGAAAGCTGGGTCCGTGAAATCATTGGTGAGCTGCGTGGGTTGAAGCAAAACGAGCATATCCTCGGCTATACGCCAGCCTCCGAGATGTTCACCGCAGATAAGAACCAGCCTGAATCCATCGAGCTTGGTCACATCAAGCTTGAGATTGGTCAGGAAACTGCAAGCGCCTTCAAGCGGGCTGATTTTGAGCTGCGCCGCTATCGCCCCGCAACCGAAGGCTTGATCAAAGACATTCTGGCGCGTTTGCGCGCTGTTGTTTAATCCTCTTTACTGGAGAACCACACATGCAGCGCCCTATGCTGATTAACGGTGACATTGACCTGCGCTTGGTCAGTGAACCGGACGAATCCCGCGCAAACATTCTGAGCAAGCTTGTTCTGCCTGCCTTCAAATACACAACGGTCAACCACAACCCCGGTGGCGGTATTGGTGCCGTAGACTTCGGTAAACCGCGCACTGAAGCTTTTGAGCCCAAAGCCGAACACAAAGGGCTTGATAACAAGCTGCTTGAAAAATTGGGTAAGCACGAAGAGTGGGTTTTTGCTGGCAACTATCGCCAGATGCCGGGCAACCTTTGGCTACCTGTCCGCGGCTTCATTTATGCCACTCTTATGGAGTGGGAACCTGATGAAATGGGCGCAGATGATCTGCAAGGTTGCAACCTGGCATTCAAGGAAGTCACCCACGTTGAACTCATCCTAGATGGCAAAGAGCTGTTCTATTGGGATTTCTGGGAACGTGAAATGCGGCCTGATCCAACAGATGGTGAACGCAAGCGCGCACTTGGCCTCTAAGTCACAAAACCACTCATCGTAACTCTCAGAGCCTTCAGCCTTGCTGGGGGCTCTTTTGCTTTAAGGACACGGCAATTGACCACGAAAGCAACCACAGCAGCGGTTCAGCTGGATTACCCTTTTGAACATGACGGGCGTGAAATCACCTCATTGTCCTTCCGGCGCATGCGTGCTGGTGACACGCTCATCGGCGAGAAATACTCGAACGAAGAGCAAGCCGGTTTCGCGCTACTGGCAGCACTTGCCGGTGTCGATCTGGAAGTGATTGAACGCCTTGATGTTGAAGACCTAGAGAAAGTCACGCGAGGTGCCGCTCCCCTTATGGGAAAGCAGGGTGTCTTGACCCTGAAGCAGCTCGACGCGAGAGACGAGTACTTGACGGGGTAGACGCGCCTCATTCTCGTGACTTGATTGTCGCGGTATCGCGCAGGCTCCACACGCCAGTTGATGTGGTCATGAACTGGGAGATTGATTTCTTTTTAGAAACAGTCTCCAGCCTTGGACGTGTGCTCAAGGCTGAAAATGCTCCCCCTCCAAATCGGTAGAATGTCATGGGTGTTTTAACCTCCAAGCTGGTCATTTCAGTTCTAGACCGGGCAAGCGGTCCTGCGCGCGCAATTGCGAACTCCATGAAGGGCATGCAGGCCTCTGCTGATCGTAACAGACGAGAGCTAAACCGAATGCAGGGGCAAATGCTCGGTGCGGTCGGGACAGGTTATATTCTGGCCCGCTCCATCGCTGCCCCTGTAAAGTCTGCCATGGAGTTTGAGTCCGCCATGTCGGACGTGAAGAAGGTCGTTGATTTTGATAGCCCTGAGGGCTTCAAGAAGATGCGCAAAGACATCATCGACATGTCAACGCGCATGCCAATGACAGCTTCCCAGATTGCTGACATCGTGGCTGCAGCAGGTCAGGCCGGTATGGCCGGGGATGAGCTAACCCAGTTTGCGGAGATGGCGGCAAAGGTAGGTGTTGCTTTTGATGTAAGTGCCGGCACAGCAGGCGAGAGCCTTGCGAAGATCAAGACTGCTCTAGGGCTGACCGTGAGCGAGACTGGAGAGCTGGCAGATGCAATCAACCACCTGTCAAACACCTCCGCAAGTTCTGCTCCTGATCTGCTCGACTTTATGCGCCGTGTGGGGTCTGTAGGCAAACAATACGGCTTCACCGCTGAGCAAACAGCAGCCATTGGCTCGGCAATGATTGCATCAGGCGCACAAGCCGATGTCGCGGCCACCAGCTTCCGAAATGCAGGTAAGGCGCTAGCACGGGGTGAGGGGTCAACAAAGCGCCAGCACAAAGCCTACAAGCGCTTGGGGCTGGATGCGGTAAAGGTATCCAAGAACCTTCAGAAAGACGCTGTGGGTACGCTTAAAACCGTCATAGGGCAAATTAGAGAACTACCCAAGGAGCTGCAAACCTCGGTCATCTCAGATCTGTTTGGAGATGAAGCACGCGCAATTGCACCTCTGATTGAGAATGCAGAGCTTCTGGATAAAGCTCTTGGGGCAGTGGCTATTCAGGCAAACTTCCTTGGCTCCTCTGAAGCCGAGTTCCAGAAGAGAAGGGAAACAAGCGCGGCCAAACTGCAGGAGTTTCAAAGCAAAGTAGAGGCCGCGTCTATTGCAATTGGTGACAGTCTTTTGCCTGTGATCAATGATTTGGCGGACGCAGTCGGTCCACACATCAAAGCGTTTACAAAATGGGCGGAAGAGAACCCGGAAATGCTGAGGTTTTTCGTTAAATGGGGTACCGCAGCAGTTGGTCTGTTAGTTGCTCTGACTGGCCTCAGGTTCGCAGCAAAGCTACTCAAAACAACACTCATTGATACCGTGCTCGGTGTTGGAAAGATGCTTAAGAGAGCGGGCAAGTTAGCCGGAATCTCAATGGGGCGTAGCCGTAAGACCCGCAGTACCGTTGGCCCCGCAGGCGCAAAACCTTCTTCCGTTAAGAAAACCGGTGTTCCTCAGGTATCCCGCAAAATGCCAGCTGCTGCCAATGATAACGGAGGCGGGAAATCCAACATCAAAGGGATGAAGGCTAGCAAGCTCTTGAAAGGTGCAGCCAGCCTGAATGCTATCGGTCTAGCCCTCAACGAGTTTGAGCACTCAATCAATACATGGGGCATGAGTTGGAAGGATAGAGCCCAGTATGCGCAGAACAGGTTCAAAGATGGAGCCGCTCGCGGTGAGGCAATGAACCAATGGCTTGAAGATCTCATTGGGGTACGCAAAGGGCCGGTTGAGAAAGGCAATGTTCTCGTTGAGGCCCTTAAGCAAGACCTGGCATTGATCGACAGCCAGATTGCAGAGTTGGGCGATAGCCGAAGCGAGAGACAAACCAAACGAGGCTTGCAGACAGACCGCGAGGAAATTGTTGAGCAACTGAAAGCACTCAACGCCGAGCTTGCGCAGACTGCGAATGGAGTTGCTGAAGCTAAAGTAGCAGAGGCACTTCAAACAAAGGCAAACCAAATCCTTGCGGTCCCGATCCCCAAACCTTCTGCGGGTTCTGCCCTGAAGGTTCCGCAGATCTCAGGTGCGCGAGCATTAGGCGGGCAGATTGTGGGTGGCCGTAACTATCTAGTGGGAGAGAATGGTGCCGAACTGGTGACCCCAAGCCAGTCCGGATACGTCCACACCGCTTCAGAGAGTGCAAAGATGCTCGGCGGCAATGGTTCACAATCGCCCTCAGGCGAAACTCATTATCATTTTGGCCCCTTCTATGTAGACGCGGCAAGCAGTGCGTCCGACATGGTCGAAGGGTTTGTTGAACAGGTCGAAGATCGGATGTCCGGCCTTCATGCAGACCGAGAATATGCGGTGCGCTGATGCTTTACATGCTTGGAGCTTTGCAGATGGATACCTTCCCATTCAACGTGGATCAGGTGTCTATCTCAGCAAAGGCTGATTGGGCCAGAAAGCCCGTTATGGGCGGGATGAAGCCCGGTGAGTTTATGGGAGATGGGGGCAAGACCCTTAATCTCTCAGGGCAGCTGCTACCTATCAGGATCGGTGGGCTGGTCGAACTTGAGATTGCCGACAAGATGCGACGGACTGGGGAAGTCTTCCCGGTGCTGCGTGGTGATGGCAAGCCAATGGGGAACTACTTTATCAAGTCCTCAAAACAAACGCACAAAGAGCTGGAAAGAGACGGTGTTCCTTTTGTGATCACCTATCAGATTGGGCTTGAACAGCTGCCGGATGAAACCCCGGTCTCACCTGATCTCATTCCAGATCTGATTTCAGTCTTCGACCTGCTTTAAGGGGCGGCTATGTCCACCACAGTAACCGTTACAGGTGAAGGGATCACCTTGGACCTCCTGCTGGTGCGCGTGCACGGCTGGAAGGGGCAGGATCTCATCACCGAGGCCCTGACCCTTAACCCCGGCATAGCGGGCGAAGGAGCTTTTCTTGCAGCTGGCCGGGAAGTGCTTATTCCAGACCTGCCATCTGAAGTCACAATCACACCAGAGCCGACAATAGACTTGTTTGGATAGCGAATGAACGAATGGACCGTAGATTGGAAAGTCATCTTGAATGGCAATGACATCTCGCAGGATCTTCGCCCCTATCTCATGAACATTTCAGCGACGGATAAGGCCGGGATCAGCTCTGACAGTTGTAGTCTTAGCCTTGATGATCGTGCAGGGCAGATCAAATTGCCGAGTGCTGGCCATCGGCTATCTGTAATCCTTGAAGGCAAGAAGGTCTTCGAAGGGGTGACTGACCAGCCCGTTTCCTCAAGCAACCGCTCTGGAGGACAAAAGCTCTCAATCAAGGCGAAAGGCTTCGATGAACGCTCACCGGTCAAGCAACCGCTTTTCTTCCATAAAGATGAAGCTACGCTTGAAGAATTCCTGCAAGGCGCTGCCAAGAAAGCCGGATTTAACATCAAGGTAGACCCGGCATTCAAAGAAATCTTTCGCGACTACTGGTCGGCAAATGGAGAGAGCTTTCATTCAATCGGCCAGCGCTATGCGAAAGAGCTGAACGGGGCATTCAAGATCAGAGATAAGACGGCTGTTTTACTGCTGTTGGGTGCTGACAACAAGCTTCCGATCATCAAGTGCACCTATCCCGGCAATATCATCACTTGGCGCTTGAAACCCCGTGATCTGCGCAGGGCTTTCACTGGAAGCTCTGTCCGCTATGTGGATCGGGAGAAAGGCAAGGTGGTTGAAATCAAACGCCCCTACAAAGAGGAGGAAATCGAAGACCCTGCGCTAAAAGATCCGGTATTAAATGCCATTCGCTCTACGGTCAAAGATGAAGACCAAGCCAAGGAGCTTTTGAAGGCCCGTGAAGGGCAAGGAAAGCGTGAGAAGGCCTCCGGGTCTATCACTATCAACTTCGCACCGGAGGCTCAGGCAGAAGCTCTGTGCGCCGTTGAAGGGATCAAGCAAGGCATTGACGGCACCTACCGTATTGAGAGCAGAACGCACAAGGCTGCAAGGGGTGGGGGAGCAGCAACCACCCTGAGTGTAAAAGACCCCCAGGACGGAGCAGGGAAACGGGAAGGGGCTAAGCAGAAAGGATAGTCAAGATCTAGCATTTCAGTCCGTTGTACCCTACGATCACTACTCCCACAAAAGGGGGTAAATTGCTTCGGTCTTGGAAGTGACTACTGAGTCACAAAAGTTGCAACGTGTAGTAATATGCCCCGGCCCCTTAAGAGGAACCTGATTTTGGCCATCACTCGGATCTAGGCAAATCCCGGTATCTTTACCACATGTCCCGCACTTCGTTGCTAAGTACCACTTCCCCACTTCTAATGTGGTCTTTGCTAAAGTGTATCCGTCATCCAAAAAGAGACTAGTTTCTTTTTGAAAGCAATGCTCTAGCCCAGCCTCAAAAGATGCTAGGTTTTGTAGTTCACGAGTTACCACTGTTTGGTCAGGATCAATACCCTTCGCTCGTAGTGCATTCCGTCCAGCTAACTGTTCTAAACCAAGTCCAATCGCTGTATTTCCAAATGCAATTCCCTCTATAGGATCGATTAGTGAGGTGTCAAAACCATTGATCGTCAATGCTACCGTCTCATCATGATTTGGATATAGAACTGGGCAAATCTCTACTCCATCGATATTGGCAATCATGATTTGCGCAAAACCGCCAACATCTGAAGTCATCGGATCAGAAACTACTTGATTAAATGCAGACATAGGCCCTTGGTTGATACCAATCGAGTTCGTTGTTCGAAGAGCTTTCTTGAATTTTTCTTTCCCAGAGCCAATTGCAATGCATTGGCCATTGGTGAGCGTGATCTTCGTACTAATCATACGAAAAACGCCTTCTTGGATTGTTGGCGTGATCATACAGACAACTTGGTTACCCTCAACTGGGCAGTATCCGAAAATCAGCGCCGTAAACTGCCCTTTATGTTCTCGAGAGTTGAGATCTTTTGCAACATACTCCCCTGCCTTGGAGTAGATCTCTCCAACTTGAGAAATTGAGGGGAGTGCGCGCTCGTTATCGCTGTACATCGTTTGTGTACAAGTACTTGCGATAAAATGTGTATTTTGAGCCAATATAGTGGAGCCTGCAAAGGCAAAACCACAACTATAAAAGCGGCCGACATGTTTGGCATTAGAAGTAGCGGGCTTCACCGATACAGCAATAACAGCCATTTTGCCGCCTGAATCAATTAGTGTATTTGCTCTACCTGTGTTTGGATTTACGCCGCTAGAAAGTCTGGTATCAGCAACACATTTGACGACACCATTTTCATTCCAAAGAGCAACTAAAGTCATGGTTCGCACCTGGTCCATTGGCAAATATCAAAGCTAATGTGAAAGGAAGTATCCAATCGCTGTTCTGGAATAACTCTTACTCGATATCTTTCTCAATATGTATTTCTAACCGCCGCAATAGGCGGTTTTTTTTATGGAGAACTCAATCATGAAAACCACCAAAACTAGGCTCGCTGGAGCCTCTGCGGCACTCATTGTTGCATTTGTGGGTGCTTGGGAAGGTTTGCGAACCAGTGCCTACGAGGATGTTGTTGGTGTACCTACGATTTGCTACGGCGAAACCAAGGGCGTGAAGCTAGGTGATACAGCAACCAAGGCCGAGTGTGATGCAATGCTTGATGTATCCCTCAAAGAACATGAAGCCGGGATGCGTAAATGCCTGACAGCCCCGGAAAAGATCCCAATCAAAACCTATCTTGCAATGGTTTCGCTGTCTTACAACATCGGATCAGGTGCATTTTGCAAATCGACTGCAAGGCGTAGGTTGAATGCAGGCAATTGGACGGGAGCTTGTCAGGCTGCCACTTGGTTCAATAGGGGTGGTGGTCGGAAGGTACAGGGCCTCGTTAATCGCAGGCAAGATGAATACAAACTTTGCATGCAAGGGGCGAAGGGATGATAGATCTCATCTCCTCGTTTATCAGCACAGGCATTGAAGCCTTGCTGGCTTATGGGGCGCTTGTTGGCGCTGTTGTGGCCTTTGTGGCTAGATTTGAACCTCGCACACCCAACTGGCTTTCTACTCTCGCAACAACGGCTCTGCTTTGCGTCTCGGTTTGGTTCTTCTCCACCCTTCATCATGATAGGCAAGCCGAAGTAGCCCAACTGAAGGCAGATAACAACGCGCTCACACGCGTAGCAACAGCGCACAAGATCATCTCAAAGCAAGCAAGTGAAAAGCTGTTGGATCGCATCCAGCAGATAAGCACGCTTGAAGAAAAGGTAAGGGACTATGAACTGGAGCTGGAGAGGGGCAAGATTACCGCTTGTCCTTCTGATCCCGCTTATCTTAGCAGGATGCGAGCACTTCAATTCCGGAAAGCTCGTTAA